GTATGCTAACTGCTAGTACCGGCATATCTTCAGGTCTTGTTACTGTGGCTGGTCACACTATTTTGAGCAACGTTAATGTGCTTGGCGCAACCTATGATAGCGTGTCTTTCTCTGTCTCAGGACAAGAGAGTAATGCCACTGATGTATTTTTTAGACCTGATGGACTAAAGATGTACGTCATAGGAACTAGCAGTAGTAATGCACACGAATACGATCTGTCAACCGCTTGGAATGTATCATCTGCTGAGCACTCAGCCTCTCTTCTCATATCCGCACCAGCCTCTGTTCCAACTGCGATGTTTTTCCGAGCAGACGGTTTAAAAATGTATGTTGTTGGCCTAAGCAACGACACCGTGTATCAGTATACTCTAAGCACTCCGTGGTCTATTACAACAGCTTCTTATGAGAGTATTTCCTTTTCTGTTACAACAGAAGAGCAGAGCCCTCAGAGCGTTTTCTTTAAACCTAACGGACTATCCATGTATGTGCTTGGTACCGCCGCTGACGCAGTTCAACAATATACTCTGTCAAACGCTTGGGACGTATCATCAGCTGCGCACCTACAATCATTTTCAATTTTCGATCAAGAAGAGATCTCAAGGGGATTGTCTTTTGTTGGGGACGGCTCACGAATGTTCGTCGTTGGATCTAATAGTGACAACGTGAACGAATACAACCTGTCTACTCCTTGGGACATCAGCACAGCAGTGTATGTTGGCTTGTTTAGTGTTTTGGGTCAAGACGGTGGGACAAACGGGATTTACATCAAACCAGACGGTACTAAGATGTATATCATAGGCAATGCCACCGACAGTGTATACCAGTACACGGTACCAAGCATTGATATCCAACTCACTGGTCCAACCTCTGCTGCGGCTTTGGATGTGCAGCAAGATTTGAACGTATACGGCAAAACCACCGTGGCAAATCTCACAGCTTCCCTAGAAAACTACACAGAAAAAGTAGTACCAATAGGCAACTCATCAACAACTAAAACGATCTCGTTAACAAATGGAAACGTACAAACCTGTACTCTAACAGGGAATTGTGTATTTACTATGCCCACAGCAGTGGCGGGCAAGAGCTTCTTATTATTCTTGTATACCGGAGCTGGATCGTTCACTGCCTCATTTACTAGTGTAAAATTTCCAGGAGGATCAGCCCCCACAATCTCAACAACAGCCAGTAGAACAGATCTACTATCTTTTATTAGTGATGGAACATCCTGGTTTGGATCATATGTTCAAAATTATAGTTAGGAGAAATCTATGCTCGGTATAAAAATAACCCAGTTACCAACAAACAAGCTACCAAAAAAGAATGACCTATCCACCATGGACTATGTATACTTAGCTCAACCATTTGTGGAAGTAATATCCAAAGACCAAAACTTGTCTATTCCAGACTATGTTTATTTAGCAGTACCTTTTATAGGAAAATAATATGCCAGAGTATTACTTAGATTATGAAGGTGGCAGTGATGCTGGGGTTGGAACTAGCTTTGCTACGAGATGGAAAACACTTACTAGTGGAGCCACAGCAGCAAGAATAGTCCCCGGAGATACTATAAAAATAATGGGCTCCCCTGCTGCTCAAAGTTTAGGTATCAACGGGACTTGGACAAGTTCTAGTTTAGCAGCAACCAAGAGCATAGCCATCAGTACCAACGCCAGCCCTATAGTAATAACACTAGCAAGTCATGGCTATGCTACTGGAAACACCGTTGTTATCACTGGGCATACCACAAATACCAATGCTAATGGAACATGGGAAATTATTAGTGTTACTAGCGGTACATTTAGTTTAACGGGATCCACAGGCAATGGAATAGGAGGAGCATCAGGTACCGTAAGATTAAGAAATAACTCAAGAGTAGTACTCGCTAGTGATATAGGGGTAAAAAATCTTGCGTCCCACGGAAACGCTGGTTCCGGTAGAACAGTATGGACTGCGAGCACAAATGTCACAACCTCTCTTAATACCACAGACTTTAAAGAAGGCGACAGTTCGGATTCTATTGCTATAGGAACTAGTTTTACCACGGGCTTGGCGGCATACAAAGCAACAACATCAACACTGGCATCTAGTTGTGCTACTACTAGTTTTTGGATAAAGCAAACTAGCGGTACTGTGGCAGTAGCAAATGATGTTAGTATTAGATTATGTAGCGATGTTGCTGGAGCAACTTCTATCAAAACGGTACCAGTACCAGGTCTACTAACACTGAATCGTTGGACAGTGGTCAGTGTGGACACCTCTGGTTTAACAGGAAATATACAGAGCGTAGCCTTGTATGTGGATGCAGACAAAGGAGCACAAACTTTTTTGATATGTAATATCGTTGGAACAGGTAGCAGTTTTGATATGGATCTTTCTTCTTTAATAGGCAAAAACACCGGAACTGGTATGAACGCAGAACCGTGGTGTCCCATACAAAGTATTAATGGTACCAGAATTATGATAGATGGAGACACCAACTCAACTCCAATATCTACTACTCTCAGAGGATATTATGGAACCACAGAAACAGTAACAACATATTTTAGAAAAACTATAAAAACAACGATAGCATCAAGTACTACCGCCGCAGTTCAGACTATCACAGACAGCGGTACAGCAGGTAGTCTAATAACGTTTTCAGGAGGATGGGACAGAACGGACATGAGTACTCAAACTCTGGAAACTTTTTTTGATGGACAGAACTCACAAGGCAATGGCATCGATCTTTCTAGTAAGAGTTATGTAACCATGGATAAGATTAGCTGCTGTAGATATTATGCTGGGTACAATTCTTCGGGCACGTTCCAGACCATCTCTAATGCTCAGTGCGTTGCTTGTTCTCAGGCTAGTTTTTGGCTATTGAGTAACTTTAATCAGAATGCTGTGTCTAACTGCTTGGCTGGATTTAGCACTTATGGTTTTTGGATATATAATAGTGCCAGCAGCAACAGGGTGTCTAATATTAAATCATTAGGAAACACATTCTATGGTCTAATACCACAAGTAAATGCATACAATAATATTGTGTCTTCTGGAAATATGTTTAACAATGGTGCTGACGGAATCAATATCTATGGTGCTAGTCTAAATACTTTTAAAAACATAAATTCACATGCTAATACTAGCTATGGATTTGTAATGGGAGGAGGCAGTTCCAACAATACTTTTATAAATTGTTTTGCTAGTGGAAATATTACGGGATGGCAAGAGGTTGGATATAATTATCTCACCAATTGCACAGCATCGGGAAATACTAATCAATTTTTGATTAATCCCGGCTCGCCTGGTGCCGACGATGGCCTATATTCTATGGATCATAATGGAGTATCTGGAAATACTACTATTCTAATGAGTTCTGGTTCTGTTGTATCCACAACAAGCGTGAGACATACTTCTAGTGGAATAGCTTGGGCATTAGCTCCCACAAGCTCCACAGCTAGAACGAGTGATTATCCTCTCACGCTAAACATAGCCACCGTGGCTGTTGCCGCCAATACTCTTGTTACCGTTAAAGCGTGGCTCAGGAGAACCAACACCGGATTAACATTAGGATTAAGAATATTAGCGGATCAGATAGCTGGTGTATCATCTGATGTTCTTTCTCCAATGACAGCAATAGCAGATACATGGGAAGAGGTTACTCTAACGTTCACTCCTACCGTTAATGGGGTAGTTAAGATTCAAACATACTGCTATGGTGGAAGTACCTATACTGGATACGTAGATGATTTAACAATAACACAAGCCCTAGCCCTAGCTGCCGCATTGACTCCAACATTTGGGGCGACCACATCAACGGCAGATGGTTTCACGGTACAGATCAGTAACTACGACTCCGCCTATACATTTGCTGGTACAGCAACGGCATCGGGCTCGGTAGCAATCAGTGGAAGTGGGCTGGTCACGGTAACTGGGGTGGCTGGTAATACGAGTTCAACTGCGACGATCACGACATCGAGATCTGGGTACTCTGGTGGCTCAGCAACAGTCACGGCTACATCGCTAGGTAGTACTCCTGTGACGTATGCAGCAGCATACCACATAACGGGATCGCTAGGGTTTCCCGCTTCATACTCTGTCACCGGCACTAGCACCGTCACAGCCAGTATAACCGGCGCCTATGACGGGCGATTGTGGCTACTAATTAACCAGACCGGAACTCTCACTTATACAGTCACGGCCAGCAGCGAGAACGGCTATGACGGCGGGAGACTATACAGAACCGCGTCCTCACCAACATCTCACACTATATCATTTGCCGGCTACAATACTTCTTCAATTTCCGGCCTGACAGATGTGTCGGCTGGAGTAACTGGTACAGGGACTTCTACGGGCACTGTATCCGTGACACAAGGACACTATCTCGTACTCAGATATTTCAAAGACGAAGATGTCAGTGATGGCACCGATAGCATCACTGCCACACTTACAATCGCTTAGACTTCGATGTAGCATAAAAAAAGGAGAAATCTATGAATTATATTATTACTGAAAGTTTTTTAGATATGGGTAATAAGTATCGTACTAGGGTTATTATTAGTGATACAGAAACTGTTTTTTTAAGTTTTGTCCATTTTCCAACCCAAGAAGAGGTGAATGTCTCGATAGAATTGGAGTTGGCCGAGAGAGCTAGACCAGTGGTGATTCCACCAAGACCAGAGGTTCCACCAATCCCAGAAATTCCACCAACCCCAGAGGTTCCACCAACCCCAGAGCTTCCCCCGCCTGATAATATAGAAAATTAAGCCACAATATTAGAATTAAAGGATCATTATAATTGGTGTATATAAGAATATCAAATCTTTTCAATTCTCATTAAGGAGAAAAATATGGCAGTAGATATAAGTATTGCAAAAACTGGACAGAGCATTAAAAATGGAACTCTTTTGACTATGGCTTCTGTTACTGGACAATACTCTAAATCAGACTTATATGTTGTTAATACGCCAGCTAGTGGCACAATAGCCTCAAAATATGACGCAAGATTTGATGATCCCACATACTATTCAAACTAATTTAAATGGGGTATAATCATGGCCTCTTATTGCGTATCTCTAACTAGTATAACCAATGTAGATGTGGGAGATTCTTGTTTCGCCACATCAACACAAAATCTTACCCTAAACAAGGGGAGTTTTTATAAAATTGTCTTTAAACTTTTAAAGAATGGATTAACTGTAGACTTAACCGGCAATAGTTTAAGGGGGCAGATTAGACCATCTGTTGCTTCCTCTACTGTTTTGTTGGACATGTCTTCTGCTAATCTATTATTAAATTTAGGAAATAGTACAGTCACAATGATATTGCCAGAAAAATTCACTAGACGAGTATCTCAAACTTCTGTGGTTTATGATATAGAACTACTCAATACTTTGGCAGAATCGTCTAGAATTATTACTGGTACTATGATATTTATACCAGAAGTGACACGATGACTATTATTAATAGTGATTTAAAAAATACTTATAAGTCTTTTATAGACGAACTCTTAAGGGTTAACTCCTTATCTCTACCCTGTAAGGTTTTGTATAGTGGCTCATTATTTACAGAGTGTTCCAACTGTTATATTGATCCTATTTCTGGTTCATCTAGCAATAGGTATAAAGCGGGAGGAGCTTTCGTTTTTGCTGCGGGTCAAATCTGTCCCAACTGTAGAGGTTTGGGTGGTACATACGGAGAATCATACGATCTATTAAATATGTTAGTAGTCTTTGATTATAAATATTGGACTAATTTTAATAGTAAAATACACAGCCCAGAAGGACAGGTACAAAGTATAAGCCCCTTCTCAGATTATACAAAAATTAATTCTTGTAATCAAATTATTATAGATACCACCATACAAAACTACACAGAGAGTTATTACACTAGAAATTCTGAACCACAACCCGCTGGTTTCGGAGAGAGTTCTTATATTTTTACCATGTGGAAAAAGATATGACACGCATTACATTGAAGGTTTTAGAAACTAATCAAACAATACTTTCTAGGGCTCTTGCTGCTCTATTGCCACAGGTAGAAACCTATCTCCAAAATCATGTGTCGGGATTAGAAACTAAAATAGCAGAAATAGTTATTAGTAGCATAACGAATCAAATAGAATATTTCTCTTTAATTGGTGGGACATTACAATACCAGTTTGGTTTACCAGATCCAGAACGCAGAGTATCAGATATACTAGATACAATCAGAAAGGGGGTCAATACTAGGACTATTCCAAGTAGGATCAGTAATGGTCAAATATCTTGTGGGGTAGTAGTAGAAATGATTCCTAGTGGTTTCTCAGACTTGCTCTCATTAGAAGCGTCTGTGTTAGTCACAGAAAAAGGAACAGAGCTTAACTGGTTAGACTGGTTATTGATTCAGGGGGATACTGCTATTGTGGGGGAATATAGGTTTGCTTTAGGGCCTAGCCCGTATTCCAGAACCGGAATGGGTTTGATGATTGGTGGTTCAGGATTTTCTTGGCGAGTACCCCCAGCATATGCGGGTAGTATAACAAATAATTGGATTACTAGGGCTATTGATCAATCCCAAACTGCTATAGAGTCCGAGATAGCTTCTTTTTTTAGATAGGAATTACTTATGTCTCCTGCTTACAATCCTACATTTGCTGGAATTAATAACATAGGTGATCCCCTCATCATGAATGAGCTTGATAACAACTATAAGTCTTTTTTAGATTGGGGATTTTTAAACATAGGTGGTTTTGTTAATGTTACTAGACCCACACAGAATATTAGTGGATTTAATCTACATATTTTAAAACCCACCAAAGATCCTAATAGAGCAAGTAATACGGTGTGGCAGGCCCCAAGAAAAGACTGGGTTTATGAATCAGGTATTAGTTTTAGTGGTACTTCTCCCATAAATATGAGTGGTATTTATGTAAATAATGCCTTTTATCCTGCTCCCACAGGAGACTCATCTGTTGGATATAAGATTAATTATCCAGAAAGTAAGATCATTTTTAATAAGGCCCTAGCTCCTAATGCTGTGGTAGAAGCAAATTACTCCTATAGATCTGTACAAGTATATAAAATGGATCAATTCCCATACTGGAGAGAAATACAACATCGCTCTCTAGAAAACTCAACAGGGTTTGTATTATCGGATAAGGGAGATTTTTCTATGGGTAGCGAATACCGAGTACAATTACCGGCTATTATCATAGAAGGAACCTCAAGATCAGAAAGTAAACCATATAGATTAGGCGATAAATCTTTACTCATAGAACAAGATATTCTATTACATGTGTTATCAGATAAGGTCATAGATAAAAATAATATTGTAGACATTATAAAAATTCAAGAAGACAGAGATATTTGGTTGTATAATACCTCCACTGTTGTAAATAGCGGTGTTTACCCATTAAATTATGATGGTACTAAAAATCTAACTGGTCAAAACTATGATATTATCACAAATAACACAAACTATAGATGGTTAATCTGCACAATGTCAAATGTTGGTGTATCTGATATAGGATTCTCTAATATTAGTATGTATGGTAGCATAGTTAGGGTTTCCAATCAAGTAATAATATATATGAGCTCATAAGTTTTTGGTGTAATATATCATATCGCTCAAGATTTCAATAATGCCTTAAATCATCAGGAGACTTATTATGCCAAATAATCGTATTTTTTATGCTAGTCAATCTGTGTCGGTCGGTGGTACGGTTGTTCAGGGTGCAACGAGCGTAAGCTTGGCAACCAATTTTAGCCTAGATAAGATGTATCAACTCGGACACATTAGCGTATACGATCAGATAGTGAATGCTCCAGAGGTAGAAGTTACTATAGCCAAAGCTTTAGATGGTAATGCTACCATTTACAATCTGGCGACTGGTGGTGGAAGCTTGGTAGCAAACTCCGCAGATGTTTCCACCCTGGTATTAGCTATTGGCACCGATACAGATCAACAGGTTACTAACGCTCCTACCGTGGTCATGACGGGTTGTTTTTTGAAGAGCGTTAAATATGACATGCAGGTCGAGGGTGGTTTTACCGAAGAGTGTTCGTTTGTGGGAAATAGTAAGACCGCATCGACAGCTGGTGCAGCTCCAGCAGCTTCTGGCGCCAAGGTATTAACCCGTCGTAACTTTAAGCTCGTTGGATCTACTTTACCTAGCGAAGTCACGGGTAAGAATTTACAGAGCGTTAGCATTAGTGCTGATCTTGGCAGAGAAGCTATGTATAAATTAGGTCAGTTCACTCCATTTTTTAGATCTGTTCAGTTTCCTTTAGAAATTACTTGTGAAATTGCTGTGATGGCAACCGAAAGCGATGGTGTGCTGATAGATGCCAGTGTTGTGGAAGGATGCGTAGCGACTGGTGTGCCAACCCAACAGTCTATCGTTATTCAACTGTGTTCAGCAAGTGGTACTGGGGTATATTATACGTTTGATCTTGGAGACAAGAATACATTGCAGAGCGTAAACTATAGTGGTGGAGATACTGGTGGTGGTAACGTAACAATCACGTATTCTTATACTACCGCGAATACTCTTACTATTACTGGTTGATTCGAGCTCTCTGATTTTTATAGTATTATTATAATACAACAAACATAGGACAAGTTTGTTATAGGACAAATCTATGCCCGGACTAACGACACCCAATAGAATTTTCCATGCTTGTTTGGGGGTGGCCCCCTGTAATGAAACCCCAATGGGCGGAGTAATCTCTGCTGCTCTATCTATTTCTAGAAGCATTAATAACATCATGTCTGCTGGTAGTAAATCTCCTACGATCAGCTATCCTAGCGCCCCTAGTGTGGAACTAACTGTGACCAAGTACTATGGTGGATTTATAAATTTTAAGACTGCGGCAGGTGTGATAACGCCAATTAGTATGGATGTTATGCTTGGTGATGAGACAGAATTAGATGCTAATGATCTGATTTTTCTTAAGGGGAGCACAGCTACGACACTTAGGTGTAAGAATATGTTTTTAAATAATATATCTTATAAGTTTGCTGTAGACGGAGCTTTTACTACTACCCTTAAATATGGCGGATGGATAATTAGTAATTGTACGAATTCTAACAATTTCTCAGCTTCACTAACGGGTACCGTACCAAACAGACGAAACTATAGTATTGGTATTCCTGCTGATATTGGTGGATTTCCTTCTAGCGCTTTAACAAGTATTTCCATCGAAGACTCGATTAGTAGACAGTATGTGTTAGAATTTGCTAGTAGAGCTAATTATGCTGCATACATAACCCTACCTATTAAATCGTCTGTATCACTAGAAGGATTAGCATCATCTTCTTTAGATGGATATACATTGCAAGATATATCTACTGCTTGTAATAACTTTGTAGACGACAAAAAAAACTTTAAGATAGTCACATGTGGAGGTGTAGCCAGCACTTATAACTTGGGTAATGCGAGCTTAGTTTCATTAGGATATTCTGGAGGAGATGCATCGGGTGGAAATATGACAGTATCTGCTTCTTTTGAGGGGTTGCAAGATGCGACAGACCTTAAGACAGTATGGATAGCAACAGATAATGATCATCAAAAGGGTGAGTGTGAGTGTTAGCAAAAACATATGATCAATCTAGAAAAACTACTATATAGGATTATTCTTGGATATTATTATATTTATATAGATAACGAAAAATTTAAAATAGTCTACCCAAGTATAAATATTAAGTATGAAGCTGAAATTCTATATGATAGTATAAAAGAAGATAATAGATTTGATAAAAACTTACTAACCATATCTGAAATGGATGCTCTTCTAAAAAAGGAGAAGATTTGGGATGAGAACAAAGAGAAGGATTTAAAAAAGGCAGACACAGATCTAGAAAATAGTAAAGTATTATTATTTCAAAATTTTTTTAATACAGACTCAGCTAAACAAGCTCGTGGTATGATTTCTGCTGTGACCAAAGCGATTATAGAAGCAAACACACTAAAAAATACTTTTAGACACCTGACAATAGAGGACTATTGTTTGGGTATTAAGAATGAATTTATTATAATGAATAGTATATATAATGCACAAAATACTCTAGTATTTAATAATCCAGATGCGGATAATCATGAGTATAAAAAATTACAAGTATTTATTAAAGAAATATTAGAGCATAATGTTGTAGCAAAAAACTTAAGAGATTTGGCTAAGTCAGAATTATGGAAATCTTATAGTAATAGCTCTGATATAAATCAGCATGGGTTTGATACTACTGATGATCTGAGACATCTAATTAATTTATCTAAAATGTATGAGAATGTTAGGCAACATCCTGAGAGTCCAGATGATAATATTATAGCAGATGATGATGCTTTGGATGGCTGGTTTATCTATCAGAATAGAAAAGTTATGCAGGAAAAGAAAAAAACTAGCATTCTGAGCAAGGTTCGGGGTAATGATAAGGCTGGAGAAGTCTTTGTTATAACAGACGACGCAGAAGAGACTAAAGAGATTATCGGACTCAACGACGAAAGAACCAAGAGACACATAAGAGGATTAGGTAAGCTGGTATCCGACTCAAAAGATCCTGTAGATTGGTGCGACGTACCATATGTACAAGAAAATCTTAGAGCTGATATGGCCGATATTAAACGAAAGAAATAATCATGAATGATAAAAAAAGAATTTTAAAACAGATACACTCTCGTTTTCAAACAACCATGATAGGTTCTTTAGCGAGATTTGAAGATACTTTTGGATATTTATGGGGACACAACGGGAATGAACAACTAACAGAAAGACAAGAGGAATTTCTAGAGATGTGGAACTATGTTAGAACATCCATATTAAATCACGGAAGTAAACAAATGAGGGAGTGTGTAGATGATATGATAGCGCATATGGACGAAGAGATGAATATTAATAGGTATAATTTTTTGATTCAACCACCAGCAGAAGAAACTAAGGAGACGATATGAATACTGATACTTTCAAGATTGAGATTAAGGATGTAGAGCACGAGTTTTTGATCAAGTCGCCATCATTGGCCGATCAACGAGAAGCGCAGAAGGTTTACAATCAGGCATTTTCTGATGCTGTAAAATCTGGCTGTATTGTACGAGCGAGATTGGATGACCTGTTAAAGGAGCAGGGGTTGTGGGATGATTCTAAGCAGATGAGATTTTCTACGCTCCAGCAACAGCTTTTAGACCATGAAAAGTCTTTATCTCGCGGTGGTATTAATCTTAAAATGGCTAAATCTATAGCTCTAGATATGAAAAAGACCAGAGAAAGCTTGAGGGATCTGATTTCTGTGAGAAGTAATCTGGATAACCATACAGCAGAAGGTCAAGCAGATAATGCTAGATTTAACTATTTAATAGCTGCTTCTTTGGTGTATTTAGTAACTAAGGAGAAGTATTTTAAGAGCTATGAAGAATATTTGACTAGAGCCTCTGAGCCTATTGCTATTAAGGCAGCACAGATTCTAGCTAATATGCTTTATGGCTTAGATAATGATTATGAGAAAAAGCTCCCAGAGAATAAGTTTTTAGTTAAGTATAAGTTTGTGGACGATAAGCTACGACTGATTAACAAAGAAAATCGTCTGGTTGATAGTGAGGGTAGACTAGTTGACGAGTTTAATAGATATATTAATGATAAGGGAGAGTATGTTGATAAAGATGGTAATCTTGTTGATAAAGATGGAGACTATGTAGCAGACTTTAAGCCCTTTACTGACGATGATGGTAACCCAATAGCAGAGAAGGAAGAATCCAAGGATGTTGAACTACCAAAAACACCACCAGTTAGTAACACTGTTATTTCAGAAGTTGTTACAACAGAATCGGTTGTTGAAAAGGTTGTTACAGAATCCACTCCTGTTTCCGTTTAATATTATTTTGTTTTTTATAAGACAAGACACAAAGGCATCACGCAACACGAGCGTTGGTGCTTTTGCTGTTTAGGAGTAAATTAAATGGCAGCTTTTAATTTAACAGCACAAATAAACATACAGGGCCCGGCGAATCTAAAAACCGTGGTTGCAGATATACGCAGAGAGTTATCTGCTATTAAAACAGATCTTAAAATATCTATTTCTAATAACGCTGCTAATAATATTCGAGGAGTCACAGCGAGCGTTCAGGCGCTAAGTGTGGCGCTCACAGAGGCCAGCTCCAACGCCGTAAAACTATCTAGCACAATGTCCAGTATTAGTTCTGTCTCATCCAGGGTCTCGGCATCCTCCGACCAAGCGGCCCAAAGTATATCTAAGATAAAAACAGAGTCAGCGTCTACGGCAGCAGCAGTTAGTAAAGCGTCTTCTGAAATGGCGGAGTTTGGTAAACAAAGCGCATTAGCTGTTAGAAGATTCGCTGCTTTTAGCCTTGTCACAGGAGTTATCTATGGTTTCTCAAGAGCTCTGTCTAGTGCTTTTGCGGAATTTGTAAATTTTGATAGAGAAATGGTAAGATTGCAGCAGGTAACAGGAGGATCAGCAGCCTCTGTTAAAGGTTTGGGAGATGAGGTAACAAGATTAGCTACTACTTTTGGTGTGAGTTCGTCTGAATTGATTACTGTGAGTGCCACATTAGCCCAAGCTGGTTTATCGGCTGATGAAACTAGAATAGCCCTTGAAGCTTTGGCCAAGTCTGCTTTGGCACCGTCTTTTGATACTATGGCAGAAACAACAGAAGGTGCGATTGCTGCGATGAGACAGTTCGGTATAGCCACTAAAGATTTGGAGGGGGCGCTAGGATCTATTAATGCGGTAGCAGCAGCTTTTGCTGTGGAATCCGCAGATATAATTACCGCTATTCAACGTACCGGAGGAGTATTTGCTAGCGCCAGTAAAGGAGTTAGCTCTGGTACTCAAGCCCTAAACGAATTTATGGCTGTTTTTACTAGCGTTAGAGCCACAACTCGTGAAAGCGCAGAAACTATTGCTACTGGTCTTAGAACTATTTTTACCAGAATTCAAAGAGGAAGTACTATAGCAGCCCTGAGAGAATATGGTATAGAACTCACAGATCTAGAGGGGAAGTTCGTTGGACCATATGAGGCAGTGCGAAGGCTTAGTGAAGGATTAGCTGGTTTAGATACCAGAGATTTAAGATTTGGTAATATAGTAGAACAGCTAGGTGGATTTCGCCAAATTGGTAAGGTCATCCCCCTTATTCAAGAATTCGCCACAGCACAAGCTGCCCTAGCAGTAGCACAGAAGGGCTCTGGTAGTTTGGGTAACGACGCAGCCAAAGCACAATCTGCACTAGCAGTACAGTTTACAAAGACCAAAGAAGAATTCTTGGGTTTGGTAAGAGCTTTGGGAGAGAGTAAAACATTTCAAAATGTAATTAGTATGGGGCTAACTCTTACTAGTACACTTATTGGTATTGTTGGTGCTTTTAAACCAATATTACCATACCTAGCTATACTGGGTGCTATCAAAGGTGGTAAGGCCCTGATGGAATTTGGTAGTGGTTTTATGGGTGGGTTAGGTAAAAACCCCGCAGGTGCTGCTGGTGGAGAAACCAAGGAGGTCGCCGCTGCTGCAAAAGAAAAAGCAACAGCAGATACTAGTAGCAGATTACAAGTGGCATTAGGAGAAAATACTTCTGCATTATTAAGTGTTACCACGGCCCTAAAGTCATTAGAAACTGCTGTTTTAAGTAGTAGATCTAGTGGTACCGGTTTATCTGGTGGGGGAAGGGTGCGGGCGTTTGCTAGGGGTGGATTTGTACCGGGCAGTGGTAGTGGGGATACTGTGCCAGCGATGTTACAGCCGGGCGAGTTTGTTATTCGTAAAAAGGCTGTGGATACTCTGGGTGCTAGTAACTTGCATAAGATGAATAAGAGTAATGGGGGGAATATTAGGGTTGGGGGATACTCAGGTGGTGGGGCGGTTCAAAAGCTTGCACAAGGTGGGCCGTTTAGAATAGATAAGCTAGCAGAAAATCAGAAACCAGCAGTAGCACTAGGAAAAAAGAAATTAGGTAATAACGGACTGCCCCTCTTGGAGAATGATGATACAGCCTCGGCCGATATTATAGATATTGATAAGGAGACTGCTCCAGCACCACTAAGCAGTGGAGAGATAGATGTCATAAAAAATAGGGCTACGGAGATTTCTTCAGATCTTAGGCAGATCATGAAAACAGGACCGGGTAGGACGCAATTATTTTTAGCCCAGCGGCCCACATCTCAGGCCACCCCACGAATGAAAGATTTGGGAAAAGAGTATGGAAATATCGAAAAGGTGTGGGGAGAAGGATATGAACAAGTTATAAAAGCTAGATATGCTCTAAAATCACCGTCAACAGATCCAACACATCCTGTTGATACTTACAATCCTGCTTCCCAATCCTCGTCAAACGTCACCGATGGAAACTGGGGAGAAATAAAGTTTAGATCAGACAAGGTGCCGAACCATGTATTAGTTGGTAAACTATTAGCAAAAAGAATTGACGAAGACAAAGTTGGTACATATTTTGAGGAATCATTGCTTGATAGTGATAGTACAGATAATCCTAATTTAGGAAATTTAGAATATTATTCTGGAATAGGGTCTGGGACCCGAAAAACAAGAACTTCACACAAGCAAGAATTTTATGCCAGCCTAAAAAATATGGGTGGTAAAGTTCAAAAGTTCATGGCAGGAGGAATAGCAGAGCGCAAAGTGGGATATATAGATACTGATGTGCTCAGAGACCCAGTGAATCAAGAGGTAGTGGGCCCGGCTATGCAGGGCGTTAACCTCACAGACGTAAGTGCATATAAAGCGTATCTATCCAAGCTTGCTGCGTCATCAAGAAAAGAGGGATCTTTAGCTAAACTCAGAACTATTGCGGGCATGGCAGGCTCGGGCAAAAGCTCTTTGATGTTGGGGGGTTCACAAAGCACAGCCTCAGATAATGCCAAACTTAGACGCACCACGAGATTCCCCATATTAAGACCAGAAGATATTAAATTAGCCTCAGAGGTTATAGATACTACTTCAACCGTTACGCCAGAAAAACTTGATGACTATTTAAAAATGTCAGATAAGATATATATACTGTCTACTTCTACCAAAGAAGAGCAAACAGAGCTTAAAAGAAGAAGAGAGTCAAGAGATACTACTGGGGTGAATTTATTTGGTAGAAAACCTGGTGCTACATCTGGAGCCGAGAGAGATAGTGGTCCACTTGAAGCTATGCTTGGTTCTGATATTGATGGTAGCAAATTAAGGACTCTGGGCATTAGCAGCGACTATAAATTAAGACGTAAAGAAAATATTGAAGTAGAAAAGAAAAAAATAGCACTATTGCATGGAAGTTTATCTCCATCAACCATTGGTCATGAATCATTGAGAGCAGCAGCCATAGCAATGGGCATACCACTAGAAGACTTTTTGGTGTTGATTAGCAATGATGAGGGTATCACATCCGCAGATTCCCACTCTTTGAGAACGGCGGTATTTGATCAGGATTTTAGGGTGTTAGCGGCTCAGGCTGCATTTAAAGGATCTATGGTAAGTAAACAAACCAATAGGGGATTTGTGCTCCCAGATGTTATGGAGATATCTCAGGGGCCTTCTGGAAAAAGACGTTTTGTGCGCCCAGAAAAGGGTAGCTTGGCCATGATGGTAGCAGACGAAGGCAAGAATTTAAAGAAATATTTAGACAAAGGCTATCAGCCAGTACAGATACCCAGAACGGGCGGTGTTAGTGGTACCATGGCCAGAGAATCAATACTGGGTGGAGATCTGGAAGAAATGAAAAAAATACTATCTCCAGATGTGTTTTCTCTTGTGAGCCAATATCTTCCTCAATTACAGAATAGGTCTTCTATACTACCAAGAATAGTAGAGCACTCCAAGAAGAGACAAGCCTATTCATTAGCAGATATAACAAAAGAGTTAGCTGCTCTCCCACAAAGAATAGAGAGCAAAAAAGTAGCATCAGACCCAGAGTATGCAGCAATGGCGGATCAAGTAAAAGAGTTGCGTAATCGTCGAGATAAGATCAATTCTAGAGCTAGTTTTGAACCATTTGGTATTCTTCGTAATCTGGCAGCAAGATATCCCGAGACTTATGGTTTGCAACCAGATGGTACCCTAAGCCGAGCTGTTAGAGAGTCTGTGCGAGATCAAGGAATAGTTGCTGCTAAAAGCAAGCCAAAAAATCCTGGTGGAGCAGAGAATCCAAAGTTTATAGCGGGAGGGAAACCAAAGTCTGCATTAGGAGCCACGGCTGCAGAAATATCCTCTATGCTCCAAGGTTCAAACATGCCAGAGGATCTTAAGTTCGGTCAGTTTAGTGGTGTGGATATTACGGCCGGTATGGTCCGACAAACATGGAGAGCTAATTATGATGGATCGATGAGCGCTGACAAAGCTGCCTCGTATGGTGCTGTTAGAGATTATTTCCTAGAAAAATTTAATTCTAATAAAGAGATTCAAGCAGCTCGATTAGCTAGGAGAACCGCAGCGGCAACTCAGGTGGGTTTGGTAGGACTATTACCCTATGATCATGATGAGGACTTGGGCCCCTTTGATATTCAGGGTAGGGATGTTGTAATACATGAAAGAGGATTGCCAACAAGATTTAAGCCAATGGTAGAAAAAATGCAAGCTAGCTCAACAGACACTGTTAGGCAGCTTGCTACTGATTTACAGAGCGAAATCACTACGGGTGGCCTGAGCTCTGGTCAGCAGATGGTATATGATTTTGACCAAACTTTAGTTACAGGAGCAGATCTTTATGACGCTAAGGGTAATATTGATGTTTTAGGATATTCTGATACCAAGAGAGTAGGAGAAGCATTAAAGAAGGGAGAGCTTACTCCTCTTGGAATTGATTTAAAAGATAAATTAACAAAATATCCAGAACTATTACAGAATCTTAGAATATCAACAGCTAGGCCACCAAATAATGAGGCTCTAATAGCTCAAAGATTAGCAGAGCTAGGATTAAATATTCCAGCTGATAAAATTACCGGAATGAATGGAGCGGACAAGTCTAAGAATTTAAAACCCGATGAAACTCTGGTAGACGATAATATTCAAACTATTGAGAGAGTCAGAAAAGCTGGCATGAAAGGTGTACAATACTCCCCGAGTCTGTCGGAATTATCTCAGAATACGAGTATGGCCACTGGCCAAGCTAATATCGAAGGGGCTGTTATAGAACAAGCAATGGCTGTGTTTGGGGCCCCAATAGTAGAGGATGCTACAGCTACTAGAGCCATAGATTATCCAAATGGGTTAGGCGGTCGTGCTACGAGTTTTTTCCCAGGTATTACTAGTAGTATGCCCACAGAAGTTAAAAGAACTATTGATTCTAAAAGCAGGGCCAAAGCAATAGGCGAATTTACCAGATATTTATTTCCAGAGCCAGAGCCGGTTGCAGAGCCAGAGCCGGTTCCAGTAGGTAAGAATCTTGGGGGCAGGATACACAAGTTTGCTAGTGGTGGATTTGTACCGGGCAGCGGTAGTGGGGATACCGTGCCAGCAATGTTAGAGCCGGGAGAGTTTGTTATTCGTAAAAAGGCTGTGGAAACTCTTGGCGTTAATAACTTGCAGAGTATGAATAAGAGCGGTGGCGGCATGATACAAAAGTTTGCTAATGGCAGCAAGGTAGAAAAACTAGGACAAGAAGTATATGGTCTTATAGAACAGAATGGTCTAAAGAATGAGACCAGTAGTATTGTACAATTTGCTAATAGCGCTGGATATGGTCTAGAAGAATTTAAAACATATTTAGCTAAAAGAGTTGCACAGAAAAACTCTAAGGCTGGAATTAAAACTGATCCCAAGGCACTAGCAGAACTCTTGAAAGAACCATCATTTAAGACTTCTACGCCTGCTCAATTAGCTTTAGCAGCAAAACTAAAGGGGCCTTCAGACGCTGCTTATACTCCAACGCTATCACCAGCTGAAAATATGCTAGCGATTAAGAGAGCGATCAGGGGATATGCAGTAGGAGGAGTCACAGAAGAGAACAAGATCAAACAAGCTGCAAAAATAGGATTAACAATTAAACCAGGAAGAGTTAGTGCTAAATATTTACCCGATGCTAATGCTAGTGGAGAGGTCGTAGCAGATAGGTTGCAAGAGCTAGGGTCTGCTCCTTTGTTCTCTGTGCAAAGCTCTTCTGCTACTAGTGGATACGGCCCTAAATTATATGATGCTGTAATGGAGGGGGTCACACAAAGTGGAAATCAATTAGTCTCTGATAGACATAGAGTTAGTGCCTCGGCATTTAATGTATGGAAATATTATTTTAAAAATCGTGGAGATGTTAATAAAACACCACTATCTCCACCAAGCTGGTATGATGGACCAGAATGGTTTGATCAAAGCAAATTTGCTAGTCCAGATCCTAAAACATGGCCACCAACAACAGATGATTCTTGGATATTACAAACTGGATATACTAAGAGTCCATCAGATATTAATAATCCAAACATGGTTCAAAGGCTTGCTCTTGGTGGTCTCGTGCCAGAATCAGTTTTTGGAACCGGAGAAATGAGTTTCCCAGCATCTGTAAAAGAAAAGTATACATCAGAGCAGATGAAAACAATACAAAGAGCGCTCACAGACCCAAACACTATGCAAAATGAAAGGGTTATTGTTGACGATAAGGCTGTTCAAGATCAGTTCAATCAAAAACCACTAGATAAATCTGCTTTTATATCTAGTTTTACCAAACAAATTAGTAGAGATTCTTTATTTTCTGATATGGCAAACTTTGCTAAAGCGATAGGAATTCCTGGAGAATCATTAACATCTATTCTACCACAATTAATTGATTTTGAGGCCCCTTCAGAAGCAGAACCTAACGCTTTTTTTGATAGAGAGGCTATGGGAAGTTTTGGTGTGGGTGCAACAGAATTAGCTAATTTTGGTTGGACTGCACAAAATGAGCAAGACTTATATGGATACAGGGCTTTAGTAAAAGAGAATAGTGATAAGTTAATGCAGACTATATCCTCTTCAAGTCACGATCCTAAAGTGGCTGCTGAACTGTGGGACAAAGAAGCGGCCTTAGGATTAAAATTAGGAGAAATACGAGATTTACGAATCGAAGCGGCACAAGCAGCTAGAAAAGTTAAACAATCAAAGGTAAAAGAAACTGGTAGGGGAGCCTTATCTTTTAGCACATCGGAGACTAGTCCCGCACTCCCTAACTCTGTCTTATATCACGAATTAACCCATCAAGTATTTAATTCTTTAAGAACTAAAGTTCCAGAATCTTTTGATAAATATAAAACTAAAGTGTCCGGTTTGTTTGAAGGGGACAATGATGATGTTGCTAATGCTGTGGATGCTTTACCTGGACTTAATTATAATAGTGCAGATATGGCATATGGAAGACAATATAAAATAAATTCATTATTCCGCTCTATGGTACCGCTAAGAGGCAGCTTAGATGCTAAAGAAAAAGAGAGTTTTGAGGCTATGTCTAAGGTTAGACAACAGGGAGAGGATTTAAAACAGGCTAGAACTTTTAAACCATTTAATCCAGAAATTAATAAAGCTCTTCTAAATAGTAAAGTAGATCAAACAAGGATTAACAGGATGGAAGATAGTGGTAAGGAAGAATTTTTAACAACATTAGTACAGAATATTCCCAATCTTGACAATAATTTAAATTTAATTTTAGAATCCACTTTAACAGATCTTTTGGGGTCTGCTGGTATCTCAAGACAAAAATTTGCTAAGGGTGGGGCAGCATCAGATACTGTGCCCGCTATGTTAACTCCGGGTGAATTTGTTATTAATAAAAAGGCCGCTCAGAGTATTGGATATAGTAAACTAGCACGAATGAATCATGCTGATAAGATTCAGGGATTTGCTCGGGGTGGAGTTGTGGGTGGAGTTCAACACTTTGCTATTGGTGGAGAGGCTATTGCTCAGAATCAGATCAGGGTAAATACGGCAGTGACCAGCATGAGTAAAAAGGATGCGGCAATAGTAAGAGCGGCCATGAAAAAGAACTCGGATGCTTTTGATGCTCTCTCAATGCAACTTTATGATGCGGGCAAGGGCACCACAGATGTAGTAGCAGCTCTAAAGTCTATGGCCAGAAGTATTAGCGCTGGAAATACGGCCGAACAGAGTCGTATTAAGGCTCTGTCCGCTGTTGCTGTAACTTCCGCCACAACATACGATAACAGAGTAGGGGCGGCAAAACAACACGCTGCAGAGAGTGAGGGTTTAACGGGTCCCAAGAGTAGGACGAGAGACACGTTTGATCCATCAGTCAGACCCGATGTTCGAGATGCTGATCAACTCGAAACTACGAAGGCAGAGCTAAAAGATAGGTTGGTAGAGAAACAAGCTAGCGGGGCTTTTGATAAACCAGCAAAACCCCTAGAGACCTCCTTTTTACAAAAGGGTCTTGATACTTTAAAAACAAAAATAGGGGAAGTAGTAGAAGGGTTGGGGGGCCCTATGGTGGTGTTCGGTCTTATCACCACAGCCGCAGGCAACGCAATAGCAAGCATGATAGACGAAGTAACAGCGGCACAACCAGCTATGGCAGGTATGATTCAGGCGATGAAAGATGTTGGACCCGCTATGTTAGGAACCCAAAAGCTGGCTGCACAGGCTGGGTTGGGAAAGACTGGACAAGGGGTAGCAATGGCTACTACTGCGATTACTCAGGGGGTTAGTTCTTATGTTTCTGGGGCAGACACCCAAGCTGCTAAAAATTCCGCAGCAAGGATGGCTAAGAGCGGAGAATCATTTGATAAAGAAGCTGCTAAGGTCTCAGGACCAGAACTGAAACTAGCTCCAGGAGAGAGCGTTAATGATGTGATGAATAAGATGCGTGACAATTTGGGGGCAATGGCTAGTGAGATCGGAACACCTCTGGAAAATAGTACCCTTCTTTTGAGCACTCAATTTAAAAATGCTGCTGATGCTGCGGGATCATTTGTAATTGCCCTATTAACAGCCTTAGGAGCGATGAAATCAGCATCAGGTCAAAGCTCTGGTGGTGTTGTTTATAGAAGTCGGGGTGGTAGTAGTTCTGATGGTGTGAATTTCGCACCAAAAGGCACCGACACTGTACCCGCGATGCTTACTCCGGGGGAGTTTGTTATTAATAAACAGGCTTCTAGTAAACACTCCTCACTATTGAGTAGTATTAATTCTGGAAAATATAAAACTGGTGGTGTGGTGTATGCAGCGAAAGGTATGACTACTGCCATTGATAAAGGTGGTAATTCTAACATAGGAATGTTTGCTACGTTTTTCTCACAATTGAACAAAACTTGGAATCCCACAACGTGGGGGGATGTGGTTACAGAAAAACAAGATGGTGTAGATAAGGCGTTACAAACAGTTTCTAGGGTAGCTGCCGTAACGGCTGTAGTGGCTGGCTCTGTTGCTGTTGCTGTAGCCGCTATACCAACTGCCGTTGTGGGAGGTGGCGCTGTTGCTGCGGAAACCGCTGCTGCTGGTGCGGGAGCAACAACCGTTGCTGCCGAAGCCTCTGCTGCCGCAAGTACTACTGCTGCTGCGGCAACTACTTCTTGGACAGCAAGAATCTTAGCCAGCGTAGGGAGTTTGCTCACTCTCAAATTTGCCTTAGGAGGTGTCGCTGGTACCCTAGCAGCAGTTTCTAGTTGGAGGGGCAGTTCTTCGCTAAGTGAGACACAACAACAAAACATAAGAAATTCTCCACAACTATTAGATCGTGAAACCAAAATGGCTGGTATTCGCACTGAGATATATGGAGATACGAATGATATTAGAAGCACCGTGAAGGCTGGTGAAAAGCTGACGGGAAGAGCGAGAGAGATATATTATTCAGGTCAAGGGATGCCTCTGGAAGAAGGAGCTATTAGAACCCAAAGTCGTATGCTAACAAAAGAAGGTAAAAATAAATATGAAATAGACATTAAAGAAGAAGATAATCTTAAAAAAGTTTTAGAAAAAGCTAGAAAAGAAGATGCTGAATATAATACAGCGAATCCAACCCAACCAAAGAGGGATAGGGCAGGAAAGTTAGAGAAGGATGCAAAAAGTAGGCTTGATCAAGAGGCATATATCACCGCTGAAACAGCTCAACCAAATCGTATAGATGAAACGGATATACAAAAAACAGAAAGAATGGCTAAAGAAACAAACATGGTCTTTGGAGAGGGGGCTGATGAGAAGTATCAGAAAGCCCAGGCTAAACAACAACAAGATACTACAAATGGTACATCCACGCTAACAGACGCAGAAAATGAACTAATACAGACCACAGAGAGAGTAGTGGAGTCAGTACGGGTTGAGAAGGCAGAAAGAAATGCCGCGATACTTGCTACAACGAATGCAAACAGAAAACTCAAAGAATTAAATAACGAAACAGATCGTTTTGTAGCACAGATGACTGCTCTGTCAAATTCTATCAGTAGAGCCTCGAAAGAAATGGGTATTTCTATTGCTATGACCAGAAATAGAGTGGGTACTAAAGCTGGAGAGGAGGGTACTTTCACAGTAGATAGAACCAACGAAGCTGTGTTGGGCAATGTTGGAGCATACTCGGCAACGGAAGTGAGAGCAGCAGCCACACAGACCGGCAACCAAGCTGGTATGCCTCCTGAGGTATCAAATGCCTTAGCAGATAGTGCTGTGGCTAACCAAATATTAGTTCATCAACTACCGAAGATTATGGCTGATGCAGCAGCAAATCCTGGTCTCTCGGATCCTGATGACGAGATTGAGCAAAAACTAACAGAGGCTTTTAAAGCGGCGAATCTATCAGATCCAACAAAGGCGTCTGAAAGAGTTGCTAGTGTAATGGACACCATTAAGCAAGCTAGAGGTAGTGGAGCAGCAGACACAAGCATAGCGGGCATAAACAAGATGGCGGAGATGGTAGCGGCCACCACTGAGAGCGCAGCTGGTCTCAAGGTATTACAAGAACAAGCAAGAGCCCTTAATGATGCTCTAGAAGCTATGACAGGAGAAGCGATAAAAGCCTCAGGTGCATTTGGTAAAGCTCAAGAATATAGGAATACGGCTCAAAACATTAGAACAGAAGGGGCAAATAGTTTAGCAAAAGCCCAGGGTAAAAATGTATCATTAGATCAACAAAGTAAACCTCTTAATGATATTATAGCCTCATTAACCAATACTCCAACATTAGGTGGTGGATCAACCACAGACGCAGCAGAGATTGGTAGAAGGTTAGACAGGTTAGACGACGATCTACCAAAGGCTCAAACACAGATGAGGGATGCTGTAGCAGCAGATGCTAAAGCAGGCATAGAGCCTGGAAAAGGTGGAGCTGGAGATAAAGCTACTGATAGGTTTGTTGGATTAAAAAAAGAAAGCGATAATTTAGCCAAGGCACTAGGCAAACTAGCCACAGATACTACCAGAGCTAGTAGTGCTTTGAGTAGAATACAAGATCTAGAAATGTCTTATAAAGGTCCACAAGACAAAATGCTAGAGCTTATGACTAATATAGATAATCCAGAGTATCAGAATAATGTTATTAATCAAGCGAATAGTCTTGATAGAGTCATGAGGGGAACTGCTTCAAGATCAGATTTTAAGGATGCTGTTGAGGGTCAGAAATATAGAGAACTGAGCATGACTTCAGAAGAGGCTAAAGCGAGTAGATTAGAATTTGCTACAAGGGGCGCAGAAGGTCTGAGCAAAGAAACCAATGGGCAGATCACCCCAGAAGCTATTCTAAAAATCTTTAGATATAATAATGAGGGTGATACTAGGATGGAAGAAGCTACAGCCAAGTTCATTGAGGCCACAGAGCGCCAAGCCAAGGCCAACGATATTACTGCTGGTCGATTCGATGCTGCTGGCATTGCATTTAAAGCTGGGGTAGTTAGTGCTGGACTAGACTTTTATAACAAAGTACAAGAGGCAGCACAGCTTATAGCTGATGTTAATCAAGCAGACAAAGCGGCTAAACAGGGACGAGATGATGCAAGAGATGCACAGAATACCACACCTCCTGATGCAGAGAAAATGGCTGCGGCAGCAGAGGCTCAATCAAAGGCAGCGGCAGAACAGGTGCGGGCAGCAGCAGCGCAAGCACAAGCAGCAGAAGCTCAAAAACAGGCAGCAGCAGCAGCGGCAGCAGCACCTCCTAGACAATGGAGTTTTGGAATGGGCTATGCTAATGGGGGCCCGATATATGCTAGTAAGGGTAGTTATATTAATTTTCAACCCAAGGGTACGGATACTGTGCCCGCGATGCTTACTCCGGGAGAGTTTGTAGTAAATCGTGCTGCTACTCAAAAGAATTTGCCACTATTAAAAAACATAAACTCAGGAACACAAGAATTTTCTAATGGAGGAATAGTTTATGCTGAAGGTGGTATGAAAATTCCCAAACTACCAAACGCAAGAACCAAAAATGATCAACAATCACCTGGGGCTTTTAATAAAGTAACTGCGTGGTTGTCGGATTGGATAGGCTGGTCGAAATCTCCAGATCAAGGAAATATGCTCGAACAATTTCAGGCTACATTAGGAGGCTTTGCTCAAAGTCTGTTACCAGCTGTTCTTGGCACGGTTGGGTCCATAGTCGGCGGAACTATAGGTAGTTTAGCCGTTCCTCCTTTCGGAACAGTTGTTGGGGCGATTGGAGGAGGAATGTCCGGAGTGAAGCTAGGAGAATATCTAAACTCTGTTATTTATGACTCTTTTGAAAACACAGCACTTATTCAAGATTTTCAAAAAGCTATGAATGAAAATCCTAGATCGGCGCTGGTTGGTGATGTTGTAGGAGGAATAGCTAGTGTTGCGACTGCGGGAGTAGGTAAGGTTGGAGGAAAAACCATAGAGCAATTAATAAAAACGGGTACCGCCACATTAACAAAAAATATGGCAAGCTCCACCCTTAGTCGATCAGGAGCTACGGCTGGATCACAACTAGGGGAAGCAATGACTGCAATTATAACTAAAATGGATAATGTTGTGGCCGCATCGTCTTCTTCTGCCGTTCCCGGAATTATAAAAAGAGCCAGACAAACAATAATAGAATATGGTAAGGATAAGACTAAGGATAGCGCTATAAATATGTCTATGTCAACTATATTTGGGCCAGAACAATATAGCTCAGGTGGAGTTGTTTATGCTAGCAATGGAGCACTAATTAATTTTCAACCAAGAGGCACTGATACTGTGCCAGCGATGCTTACTCCGGGGGAATTTGTGGTCAATCGAGCGGCCACCCAGAAAAACCTTCCTTTGCTAAAGAGTATCAACGGTGGGGCCCAAGGATACGAGAATGGTGGGGTAGTTTATTTGAAAAGTGGAGGAGTACCTCAGCGGAAAAATCGCAAAGAATTTGATAAGTCCGGACGCTTTGTGCGGGATCTGGGGCCAGATTACACAACCTTAGATATTATGGGTGAAGAATTTCCCCAGGAGATGAAGTGGGGAATAGCAGCAAATCTTTGGAATGATCTCTCGTCTATCACCGGTCAGCCCAAAAATCAGGATATGAAATATTTAAATGAACTAGCTAATGGGGGCGGATTAGGCTCCTTCTTTAGTGTCAAATTTGCCCAGATGTTTCGTAATATTCATTCAATCATAAAAAACCAGAGAGAGACAAGTCTGCCCTATAAGCGCTCCGAAGATCTGATGACCCACTTCTTAAGACCATATATAGGTGAATTTAATTATAGAGACAAAACAAACAACAAGAATTTGGAAGGCTTAGATTTTACCACAATGTTATCTCAAACCCCACAGATTTTTGCTGCTATAGATTCTCATCTGGGTTTAGAAGCCTTTGGAGATACTCAGTACCGGTTTAAAGATCCTAAGAGAAAAATACAGGCACAAGGCAATGCTACTAATATTATTAAGAACTTAACCCCAGATATAGACAATATTCTAGAATTAGTTAAGATTCGAGATATGAATAAAACTCAAGAACGGAGTCTATTCGGACAAGAAGAGGGTTCAACACGCAACGGTCGTTCAAATGAGAATTTACGGGTACCCATTACTAATACTGTTAGAAGATGGGTTAAAAAACAAGCTCAACCTAGTGAAAAACGAGCTAGAGAACAATTAGCCTTAGATAAGAGAGAGAGTCCGAGAGAATATAAAGATGGTACTCTGGAGAACAAGGGTTTGCGTGAACAGCAGTCTGCTAACGAAGTACGAACAGATCAAATTGTCAGAGATCTTTATAGTAATAAAAAGACCAAAGATGTTGATGGATTTCTTAAGTGGATTAGGACTCCGGGTGAAGCTACCACAATAGCCGATGACTTTGCTAAGATAAATACATGGGAAAAAACACCGGGGATAATTAACATACCGGGCAATATGATAGAGCAAATGTCTCTAATTGCTCAAGCAAATCTCTCACCAACACAGAGAGCTCTCTTTGAGACTAGATCACAAAGAGACGCAGATATAACAGAACAAGCTGTAAATACTACAGAGGTTAAGGATGTTCTTCATAGACAAAATATCTTACAAAGTTTAATAGGAGTTAGAAAACAGGGGATATTACAAACCCCTGGAATGACAAATGTATTGAACGAGAGTAGCGATGCCAAATCGGATGGCCAGCGTCAATTACAAGAGCAAGGTCGTAAAGGAGAGGTATACAAAGAGAGCAGGGGAGATATAACGAATCTTGTTAAACAAGGGTTGGGTTATGAGGGTGCTCAAGGCTCAGGGCTTACGCCTGCTGAAAGGAAAGAGTGGGAAAGAAAACGAAATCAACTGCTTGCCCGACCCGTCGGGAGCACTGTCCCTGTCCGCTTGGGACCTAGCGACCCCTCTGGTTCGACAGAACCTCTGTTTCGTCGTAAATTGGCCGAACTCGAAAGACAAGAGACTGACGCTGATATAGAGAAAGACGCTAGGGAGCTTGCTAAAAAAGAGAGAGAAATATATACACCTAAGCCTAAACCAATCATTCCAGAGACATATGAGGATATTTATAAGCCAATAGATATGTCAGGTATGAGGTCTCCAGAGATTCAACTGGGTATAGCAGAACGAGAGATATATGCAAAAAATCTTTATCTCGAGGAAATATTTGGCTTAGAAAGAACGCCCAGTCGTTATGTCTACGCTAACCCCAATGCTTTTGCTGGCATTCCGAAAAACAAGGAATACCAAAATGTTCGCAGTCCAGATATAATCTCGACGCTCGTTTCCCAAAAAGAACATGATGTGAATTCTATTGAGCCTCTTGAGTATGGACTAAAGAATGGGCCACTGAAAAGCGACGTTGCACCTCTCGGACGGTGGGGGTACGAGATGGACGACCGGGAGCAGTCTGTGGAAGACGTAATTAACGCAGCTTTATCTCTCTATAATGGTTTCTATACTGATACAGGTAGGGAAGATAAAGAGGTGATGGACTACAACCAGGCTCTGAGCAGCTATATTTATAGGGCAAAGATGTCTAAGTGGCACAAGATCGAGCCAGACTCAGAAGATTTGGATCGCACATATATGATGGACACGGCTGGGGCAGAAAGCTTAATACAACAATTAGCAACGCAAAGGGAGAGTAGGTCTCCTAGGAACAAGGTACTTGCACAATTAGACAACTCTTATGAGACAACAACAGAAGAGAACAAAGCTATTAGTGCACAGAATATGGAGAATGACAAAGCTCGAAAAGAAGCTGCCAAACAACCAAAAGAGTCTGCATCAGGATATGATGCTTTTTTATCAGATGATGATATTCGTATACTTAATGATATTCAGAGGCCATTCTCAAAGAGTATGATTGAGGCCGATAACCAGTCTATAAACCTCAATAGTTACTTGATGAAAAGCGGTAGAGAGTTGAAACCAAAGATTCCCACGATCCAACGACTTTTTCCTAGTCAGCCCATGACAAGACAGAATGCTGATAATAACATATCGGACTTTGTCAAGATCATAAGTCACGCAATGGGTATGGGGTATAAAAATGTTGTGATTAGCCTGGTGCCAGACATTTCTGGGGGTCTGCTAGATTCCGGAAAGGGCGTTACTGGTTATGAAGGCTCATCTAGCACAGAGGAGATAATCCCCGATGTGTTTGGACACTTAGATGCAACTCGCAAAAGATTATCGGATCCGAAGAAGGCTGTAAAATATCTTAGCAAGGGCAGTCACATTAATTTCCAGCCCAAGGGTACTGATACGGTGCCCGCGATGCTTACTCCGGGCGAGTTTGTGGTCAATCGAGCGGCCACCCAGAAAAATCTCCCCTTGCTAAAGAGTATCAATAGTGGAGCTGGGACCAAGGGGTATCAGAAGGGTGGGGTAGCTTATTTGAAAATAGGAGGTGAGACAGCAGAGCAGTGGTTAAATACCTCCGTTTGGAAAGATAGTGATATATGGGATAAGGATACCACAACAGCATTCGAAAAGCAGGATCTTGTGGGAATAAGATCGGGATCTTTCGGACCATCTTTAAGATCTCCCGGATCATCATCTCCTGGTAATTATGATGATTCGCAGTGGAGAACACTAAGACTACTCATTCCTCCAGTGTTTGGTCAAAACCCGGCGATCGCCATGAGGAAAAAAAGGTTTGAGGGGGCAGCTGTTGAAGCTGGTATAAGCCCGTTAAAAAATCTTTGGTTCTCAACAGACAACTATGGGGGTTTTCAGACGAAAGAGGAATATACTGATTGGAAAATTAAGAACCCGAAACCCACCCCAATAGTAACAACTCCAGCAGTAACAGCTCCCGCAGGAACAGCTCTACCACCAAATATGACATCTGTAGCAACACCGGCAGGGCTTGGGACCTCGATGCAGCAGATGTTCACAGGACTAGGAGCTTTGAATCCGAAGTCCGAGCCAGAGGTAGCAGCCCCCCCGACGGTTAGCTGGACCCCCCCGTCGGCTGGCTGGATGTCCCGTGGGGAGCCGATGCGCATAGGAGGATCTAAGGCGGAAAATTGGTTAGTTCCTGAAGATTGGCCGATCAACGATAATCCTCGTGAAAGCTACCTACATACTCTCTGGGAAAAAACAACCAGCGATGCTTTTGAGCAGAAAATGCAAGGGTGGAATACCTCTGGACAATATGATGATGTTGAGTGGGCAAGCTTAAAACAGAATATAAGCCAGGCAATAGATTCACTCCAACCAAGAGAGTTTGAAAAGTTGGGTGTGCAAAAGATTGTCTCTCCGACTCTCGGAGGAGACCGTCTTTATGGAGGAAGAAAGGGGTTAACTAACAGGGAGTGGATAGCTCAAATAAGGGGTGGGCAGGTAAATATACCCAATCTTATCTCATCAATAGATGATCTTAAAGGTTATGAGAATATGGCTGCACGGGACGATGCGGCAAAAGTAGGGGCAGCAGTACCACCCGCAGCAGGGCCAGCACCCGCAGCAGCGCCAGTGGCAGCAGTGGCGCCAGCAGCAGGGGTAGCAGTGGCGCCAGCAGCAGGGGTAATGGCAGCACCCGCGCCAGTGGCAGCACCCGCCCCAGTGGTAGCAGCCCCACCCCCCATACCATACTATGATGAACTCACCTACAAAGAAGCTATATACAAAGGATTAAAGTATCGTCAAAGGCCCTTTGCTCCAGATAGAAACTTGTTTAAAACAGGAGCTAAGTATGTTGGGGGAGATCAGGTGAACGACCCTAAATTGAAAGAAAAGATGCGGACAGGTTATACGGGCAAGGAGGATGATCCAGATGATGATGTAGAACAGGTAGATGGGGCTATTATCGCAAGGGCTGAAGTATTTGTAGCTGAGTTAAAAGCAAAGTACTATGAAAGGTATAAACTAGTTGTAGACCGATTCCGACAACAAAATGGACAAGGAGATGATCTCAGTTTTGGACAGTACGTCTACTTTCCGATGAGTAGAGAGAGCTTGGGCGGCTGGGATGTTGATGCAGATTATAAAAAGATCATCGGAAACAATCCAGATCTTGATCCAACACTACTGGATCTGCTAAACGATTTGAGATATAATCCCACAACAAGAGTCACAGGAATAGATACTAGGGTCACGGGTGGAGCAGCTGCTTCGGCCGGTGTGGACGAGAAGGGTAAACCTTTGCCGGGAATTGGCATGCTCGGTGACCCAGCGGGCTTCCAAGCTTATGTACAGGAGATGATAAAGTTTAAAGAAGATGGTCTAGATAATGTTATGAAACTTTTGGGAGACATAGATCCGACTAGTCCTCCCACATTTACAGATGAATTAAAAGCTGGCGTAGATGCTTTTATACCATCTCTAGTAGGATCAAATGCAAAGACGAGAACTATATTAGATAGTCTAAAACCACAAAGACTAATGACATTAAGCGAGATGAACGGAGATTCTCTGCAAGAAATGATAGATTTTCCCTTAGCACAATTAAATTTGCCACTTCTTCAAATGGCTGAAGACCCAAATCATAAAGCCGAAATAGACCCTATAATAGCCGCAATACTAACCTCTCAAGCTCTACAAATGGAATGGAAGATCAGACAAACCCGAGCTCTAGCAAAAGAGAAAATACCCTTTCAGCGTAGACCCCTTGTGGATGGTAGTGAAAATATTGTAGCAGCACCCATAGAGAGTCAATTAAGTCCACAGGAGAAAGAAACGACCTTAAGACCACCCCCACCTGTTAGACCTCAAGATCGTAAAAAAAGACCCAAGGATCTCCAAGGAGACATTGGCAATGACCAACTAAGAGCATACAAGGGCTCAGGCTCTCAGTTTGAATCTTCTTATGTCCTATACAGAAGAACCTTGGGAGAATACAACTATGATGCTATGTTAAGAGCTAATGGTCAGGCTTATATTAATTCTAGTCCTAATGGAAAAGAGCGGAGAAAAAAACAAGATGATGCTAATATAGAAGCACGACGAAGTCAATATGGGTGGCCACAATATGATCCACAATATGCTCAGAATGGTGGACCCATTTATAGAAGTCGTGGTGGGAGTAGTTCTGATGGGGTGAATTTCGCACCCAAAGGCACGGATACGGTGCCCGCGATGCTTACTGCGGGGGAATTTGTTGTTAATCGAGAGGCCACCCAGAAAAATCTCCCCTTGTTAAAGAGTATCAATGGTGGGGCCCGGGGGTACGAGAATGGGGGAGTGGCCTATTTGAAGGGGGGTGGGGAGGGTATTTTAAAACAATTTAACGCTGTGACTAAAATTGGTAAAAATGCAAATAAGGCTTTGAAAGCTGACGATATCCTGCAATCTTTGATGGCTGCACTTAATTTGGGCGAGTCCGGAGCAAAAGCTCTTTTACAATTACCTAGCCTGTTGCCCTCGTCTTTATTGAGCATGCTAGAAACCAGAATACCACAACTTACTTTATTTAATGCTGCGGCGGGGTTAGTATACAAACTAGCTGGTGCCGCGATTGAATCAGACTCACAAGAGACAGGAGAAACAGCAGCGATTAAGGGAGGACTGCGGGCGGCAGAGATAACAACTAGTCTAGGTGCGACTATTGCTGCTGGTAAAGCAATAGCAGGAAATGCGGTTGGAGCTCAATTCATAGGGGGTCTAGCGAGTAAGGGAGGAGCTTGGCTCACACTGCTTCAAGGGGCTTATGATGGATATAATGACTCAAAAGCCCAAGCTCAGGGCATGGATCCCGTGACCAGAACTTTCTTGGGGCTCGCAAGTGGGAGTGCTAGTTCTGGAGGAGCTGACACTGGCGCAGCAGTAAGTTTTGTGAGAGGAAGACCACTAACAGAAAACGAAGATGAGCAACTGGCTCATTACGAAGCAACTGCTCGTGGAGCTATGGTTGGAGCAATTATTGCCGGTCCTCCAGGAGCAATAGCTGGTGCGGCAGTAGGGGCAGCAAGCGAGACTACTAAGGTTGGCTACCAGGTATGGACTCTGTGGGGAGAGAATGCAAAAAGACAAAAGAAGCTCGATGATCAGCTGGTACAAATCAAGAGAGACATCAAGCTCAGACAAAACATGAGAATAAATCTAGAGAAGCTAATGGCTCAAAGAATGACACTTGAGGTTGGCTCTATAGCTCATACTAACATTATTAACACGATCAACACTCAAAAGAAAGACCTTAGGGACATGGGAGCTGAGGTTGATGAAGATGAAATTACTGGTAGATTAGCCCAGGCCAAGACTGATACAACCAGATTTGGACCTACACAAATGTCATCAGGAGGAACCGTTTACGCTAGTCAGGGTAGTCATATTAATTTCCAGCCTAGGGGAACTGATACGGTACCCGCGATGCTCACCCCGGGGGAATTTGTGGTCAATAGGGCTTCAACAGCTAAAAATCTACCATTATTAAGAGCTATTAATAATAGGGGATCTTATTATAACCGGGGAGGAGCGGTAAAGTATTTACACGATGGTGGTGGTCCTGATGGCCCTAGTGGTGTATACAATAGTGTTAAGTTAGATATTGGAGATTTTTCTGCGAGTACACAAACATTTCTTAGTGACATTAAACTGGCATTCAAAGATGGGGCCACCTCTATTACGAGTGCTTTGGGATCATTAGGCAACATTAAAGATTCTTTTAGCGGACTAGGTGGGGTCACAGCAGGCTTAACAACAGCAGCAACCCTCCTACAAACTAATATGGGATCACTCAGTACCTCGTTGACGAATATTGCTACGGTCTTAGCCGATATACCAAAAAGCATAGATTTTAAGGTGTCAGGAAGTATTCCGATAAATATAACAGTAGATGTAAATGGAGGAGATGGATTAGAAGCAAAGCTGAAACCTTTCTCTGAACAAATATTCCAAGCGATAGAAGTAGGATTGAAGAACGCTTTTCCATTATCAGGTATAACATTTGATAAAACAATAGTGACAGACTAATAAATAATTTTAATATGGAGAGATAAAATGTCGATCAAATATTTTGCTAACAGAGTGAAAGAAACAACAAGTACCACGGGTAATGGTAGCATGATCCTCAATGGAGCAGTATCTACCTATAATACTGTTTTATCATCTATTGGCGCCAACAACTCTTTCACATATGAGCTTTTAAATAGTGGTGATCCTTTTGAGTGGGAAAATGGGGTTGGCCATATTACTAATAGTGGTGGTATCACAACTTTTGTTAGAGATAGGGTGATTAAATCTAGTAATAGTAATGCTAAGGTTATTTTTAGTGCTGGTACAAAAACCCTAACAACAGCAATTACAGAAGATATTATTAATAATGGTTTTCTTAATGTTGAACACACAGGAGTGAGTTTTAGTCCCCCGTATATGCCAGCCACATATATTTTAGATGCTACAGCTGCTAATATTACTGTATCATTACCCACAGTAGATGGTCAAATAGATCCTATTATTATGGGATTTTTATTAAATGACACAACAAATGATGATCAGAATCAAACAGATGCTGTGGTACTTGATCCATCCGGAGCACAAACCATATCTGGACAATCCACATATAGTTTATCTATTAGAAATGACTATGTGCAGATTGTGTCTGTGCCATCTGCTACGGGATGGCTAGTGTTAGACTCTATTCAGGACTCTATGAATGCATACGGAAATGATGGTTTGATTCAATTCTCTAACAGTGGTGCTTTTAGTGGAGTCAATGGGTTAAAGTGGGATTTGAGTAGCTCCTCTTTGTTGGTGGGGGGCACAGGAATTCTCGCTAGTGCAGATATTATATTACCCACTGGTACACAAACAGTTGTATTTAATGAACAATCTAAAGATAAAGACTTTAGAATAGAAGGAAGTGGTATTTCTCATTTATTGTTTGTTGATGCTGGACTTGGTAATATTGGTATTAATACTTCAAGCCCATTAGATAAATTACATATCGTTCACACAGGCACGGTAGGTAATACGGGTGTGACAATCCATTCTAGTGGTTTAGGTCCTACAGTAGTATTAAGCAACACCGCTCTGAGTGGTAGTTTAACAAACGATAGGTTGGGCTCTGTGTTCTTTAATGCCTCTGGTCTATCTTATGCTAAATTATATGCCTCTGCGGATTCTCAGCTCACAGGAATAGAACAAGCTTCAGCATATATAGAGATTATTAATAATGGAATATCTCAAACGGCATTGTCTTTGAGACCAACTTCCACCACCATAGGAATTAATAATACTAATACTAGTGGTGTTATTGTGGGTAAAGATTGTGCAAATAGTGGAAACAATGTTTTGTTGGGCAATACCAATACCTCTACTGGTGTTACGAATAGCACAATGATTGGTAATAATCATACTATCCATAGTGGTAGTTTAAGTTGTGGGGTGGTGGGACAAGGTCATACTGTGGGTGGTACAGGCATATTTATAATAGGTGGCACTGGCATTGCTTTAAGTGGAGCTATATATAAAGATAATACCTATTTGGTTGCAGACGCAGATCACTACATTAGTATTAGTACCACAGGAGTAGTATCTTTATCTTCAAAATTAAATGCCAATACTAAACTATCTATCCTTAATAAAACCCCCACACCCACCAGTGGCATAGCACAGTCTGTGTCTTTGGAGTTTTTGAACACTAGCGGTGTTATTAAAACAGGGTTAGCACTAACCAGCAATATTCATCAAACAACTGCTGGTAATGAATATTCTAAATTTTCTGCTAATATCATGGTGGGAGGGGTGGTAAAGCCCGTAATACAAATTCAAGACAATCAGGTTCTAATAGGAGACGCAGGATTAAGTGGTATTAATGTTGGCTATGGCTTAAACAATAGTTCTGCTGGTGGTACTGGTACTATCATATATGGACAAAATATTGTATCTAGCGGAAATACCAATGTATTAATAGGTAGAGATATTATTTGTTCTGGTACCAACAGCACAATCTTTGGTAGAGCTAACGAGTGTTTACCTAGTGGAGATTTAGGTGTAGTTATTTTAGGCAACAGTAATTCTGCATCAGAAGCATTTGGTGTGGCTATTGGTAACAATAATCATAATAGTGGTCTATACTCTGTGTCATGTGGATCTTATAATGGTGCTTATAATGATTATTCTGTGGCCTTGGGCTATGGTAATACTGTACAAGGTACTGTTGCTGGTGGTTCTGTGGCGGTTGGACAGTCTAATACTGTTACCACTAGCGGAGTAGACGCTATAGGTTTTGCTGTTGGACTAGGCAATAATATTGTTGTTAGTGGTACTGGTGTTGCTATTGGATATCAAAATAGTGTTAAGGGTAAAGGAGGGGTGGTTATTGGTAGATCTTGTGCTGCTACGGGCATAGATAATTTTATAGTAGGATTTAATTGCTCAACAACAACGGGTAATAATAATTTCTTAATGGGTAAAAATCTAAATTGGGCAGGTAGTGACACCTATCTTACTTCTCATACTAATATCCAATTTTTAGCAACTGCTGATATTTTTGCTTCTGGGGCCAATATAGATCTACATAAAAATAATACTGATATGATTTCTCTTATTACTACTGGTATTAATATCTTACACACAGGATCAGTATATATCTCTGGGGGATTAGGAGCCAATATAAGTAGTACCGGAGTGGTTGCTATGTATGGTAATACAATATCTATGACTGGTAGTAGTCTAGTGGGTTTATCAACAAATAATTTACATAGTATTAATATCTCCACTAGTGGTATCAATGTTCTAAGTAGTGGTCTGGGTCATCCTATTTCAGTTTCTGGGAATTTATTAACCATTAATTGTCAAAGTGGTATTCAGTATCTTAATAGGCCCATAGGTGTGGGTAGCTCGTTGGTTGTGGATACTAGTAATATTCTTAGAGAAACCAGTAGTTCTCGTAGATTTAAAGATCGTATTACTGACTATGACAAGGGGATTTCAGATCTAGTACAGCTAAAACCTGTTTATTATAATTTTCTTAATCAGGATAAACAATTGGCTGGTTTTATAGCAGAAGATATTGCTGATCAGGGATTAGAAGAATTTGTTATCAGAGACGAGAATAATATGGTTAAAGATATTAACTATATGGGTATGATATCTTTATTAGTAAATTCTATTAAAGAATTACATCAGGAGATACTGTTGTTAAAAAATAGGACCTGATTATAATATAGGACAAGGAAATACTTATGGCAGATACTATCGTAGGTGGAGCAAATCTAGGAGTCAGTCCTATATCAACTGTGGAAGAGGAATTTTTCCGTACCGCAGACGGAGAAATTATAGGAGGGGTTCGTAAAATATCTATTAGTGGATCCATAGTGGGTAACTCTGGGGTGGAAATAATGGGTAAATTAAAAGCCATCAGGGAGTTAGGGGCCAGAGCGGATTGTATAGACATAATAACAACGGCATATACTGGTCGAGCCAGAATAGATAACGTAACAATCCCCCAGGGGCCAGACCCAGCATGGATTAATCAGGGAGAGTTTAGCATAGAATTGACTGCTCCAATGACAACGATTCCAGGTAATAGGTTTAATTTTGTTGCTTCAGATAACGTTAGAGAGTTCTCTCAGTCTGAATCATTATCTTTGGGGGATGAATCTCATGGGTATGCATTTACTTTAAAAGAGAGGGGGGGAGCGGCCGATCTTGAGTTAAGTAAGACATTTGTTAAATGGAGCACAAAAATGAGTATTAAGTGTGAACCATTTTGTAGTAGTAATGGTGATAGAGCTGCTATGGACATATTGGAAACTTTGGTTTATGGGGGTCCTACCTCTGATAGTTTTAAAGATTATAAAAATTGGACTAAATATTTGGGTAGTAGAAGTCTAGATATTAGTAGTGATGGGGTCGTATCTTTTAGCGCTAGTATTATGCTGGTGGATAAGGACTGTGCTCCTCTGTTTGCTTTTGTAGATATTAATTTTACTACTTCTGATACGTACGCTGATCCCCAATCAGAGACACACACTATTTCAGGAAATATACAGGGATTGTCTACTATATCTTGGACCGATCTAGTAACACTATCAAGTGTTTGTTCTAATAATAAAGTGGGTAATGCTATAGCGGTATTTAATCAGATGGCTGCGATAATACAAAAACATGACGACACTTTTTTGTTAAATTATTTACCTTTGAAACTCGTGTTAAAACCCGGTTGCCCAAAACCATCATCAATAGCTACTGCGTGTACCAATACTAATGCGGCCGATATTCCAGGGCTCTTGAAACCCACGACTTCTTCTGTGTCGGTCAATAGAATAACGGGAGACCTAAATTTCTCTATATCATGGGCCACAGCCAATGGGGCGGATGCGTGTGTGGGTAGTGATGGAGCAACAGAAAACTTATCTATCGTCATCACCCCAGCCACAGAACAATTCTCTTCACACAGTATTCCTAGATATGGCACCATGATGCAAAGATTGGGCTCGTTTAAAAACGAGAGAGTTCGTTTAACATATACCAAAGAGGGGGATGCGGCATTTGGTTTATGTGATCCTCCTGCTCTTCCGGCCAAGTGCACCGATGCTGGTACCTCTTTCAATACTGGGATCCTTGAGTGGTTAGAAGAGAATTGGAAGAATAAAACTTATTTACGTATAGCATGGTCTAAAACATTTACCAATACATCTTACACAGAAGATCAAGAGTATATACAAACCTGTCCTTAACAATTGGTATACATATGAGTGAATATGATAGCGTTAGTTTAGATGGTAAATTTTACAGACCTTCTCCATTTGTGAGTACGTCTTATGAATATGCTAAGAGCGGAAATTACACCATTGGAGGGGTACTACTTGTTACTCTGAGTGGAACATTGCTTGCTAAAAAAGATGATTGTTCCGATATTATTGATCAAATGAATGAAATAAGAAGTCTTGATCGTAAAAAGTGTCGTCGTTTAATTATAGGCTGTTCTGGAGATCCAACATTTTTAGAGGGTCTGGGTAAAATTAGATCTGCTACCGCCACAAGCGGAGATCAGCCGTGTATTGCTAGTTATAACATAGTAATAGCTATCGAAACAAAAGCAGATGGTACAAAGCCTATAGTTGCTCCAGATCCAGAATTTTTAAAGAGATATGATAGTTTTACCGAAGAGGATTTGAAGGGTGTTGGCAAGTATGAAGAACGCGTTACCGTACAAGGAGAAGAGTCTAATCTAACTTTGGTAGACCCTGTGCTAAATGTTATTAAGTCCTATGTGAAACTTGATGGTACCATATCAGTCTCCTCAATGTCTAGTGGTCAAATTTGTGGAGAGAATACAACGGGATCTGCTGCTTGTATTAAGTTGATCAAAAAAAGATATAAGAGTTTGATGATGGCTAGTTTTGGTGAATCTAAGCTGTATAAAAAGCTAGCGGATTATAGCTCGTGGAAAAAGTGGTTGGATACAAAAAATATAGACATAAATACGGCAGATGGATCTGTAACGTGGTCATTTTCTTTGATTATGACCAACGGAGCGTGTAACCCCACAGCATTTGTAGATATTAATACCACAGACACGACTGATGCAAACACCAAGAGAATAAACAAGTCTATACAAGGAACAATTGATGGCTTATCGCAATCTGAAGATACTTCATTCTTAAAGAACGGAGTATGCAAAAAAGAAAGACTAGACAATGCTAAAGCTGTTTGGAACGCTATTAAAGCCGGAATACAGGCTGGAACTTGGCCAGGTACACCCGCGCCTGCGGGAGATATCCCAGAGCCACCAGCCGGTGTCAAACGCCCCGATGCCGATTGTGAGCCAAAACCAGCACCATCTTGTTATCAAAGAGTATCTAGTAGTACCACTATTTCTGGTGTGTCAGGGCGTATAACTTTTAATGCGGAATTTGCTGACATAGACTCTTGTAAGCCGGGTGGGGCCACAGCTCTGACCTTTACCGTAGACGAGAAACTCCCAACACCGATAGTTGTTGAGATCATTATTCCTGGAGAGAATTCTGTACTACAAGATGTCGGCATGAGTCCTCATACAGTAAGAGTTACTGTGAATGGGAACTTGTCTGGTTGTGATACTACCAAAATAGCTGAAACAACCAAATGTGTGAATGCGACATTTGCAGAAAAGACAAAGAATTACATTGGAAATCCCGGTTGGATAATCATAAGTCAATCTGATACTACTAATGCTAAGTCTTATAATCGTACAATAGAATTTATGGAGTGTAAATAATGAGTTTTCTATACTCATACCCTGATTATTCTGGGGTATCATTAAAAATTAATACTAATAACTTAGTACAGATATTCTGCTCGGGCTTGCAACCAGAGAATAATCGACCTATTAATATTCCTTATAGTAATACCACAGGGAATAGTATTAAGACCACCTATAATAATTGTGCTCACTCTTGGTCGTCTGTAGCATCTCAGAACTATCCATATCCTACGGGACTCTGTGTTTCTGAGTTCTTGAACCCGGAAACGGTGAGTACTTATCCGTGTGGGCCCGCCTTCTGGAGTCCGCAAAAAACCAAAGACCAGGATAGGGATACCTGGATTAGTAATCGCATCGGGATAAGCACACGAATTCCGACAGGAGACATAAGTACCGGTGTGTCAAAGAAAACAAAGGTTAAGATATCTAACGTAACATGGGGTGTAGATTCGAAGATAAAGCCTTGGGCAAGAAAGATTTTCTTAACAGACATAAACATTACTAATAGTATTTTTGCTGTTTCATGGCAACGTCTCGAGCCAAACAACGACGACCCCCCCTCCCTCTCACACTCTTATATAAAGCTAAACGAAGTAGCAAAGGGAACAGCAGAGGTGTGGGATAGTAGCCTACTACAGTTTAGGGATACAAAGACTGATCTCACGGAGAGACTTGTGGAGCGTTTCCCAGAAGATCCTAATCTGAAAGATATAGTTGTGACAACGAACCATAGTTCTCACCAATATTCGATTGGTGGGTTATCCGCTGGACTATATTGTGTACAAATTATCAGTCGCACAGCATATGGTAACAACTTGGGTAATGATCCACCCACAAATTGGGAGAAGGAATATGTGCCATACTCGTTCATTGATGCTCCAGCAGAAGTTCCTTCTCAGGTGTGGGCTACTGCCCCAACCTTCTTTGTTGTCATAGAGCCTGCCCCAACAAGAATAGAGACGATTGATACTAATGGTGCTGTAGCCCCTTACGACGAAGAGACTCGTTCATATAAGGGGACTATAAACGTTAAGGTAGCCACAAACAGCGCTTTTTCTCCAGATGTGGGAGATTTGAACACCTATCCATCTTTAGGTCCTCTGGTTGTGGGCTTATTTGCAATAGTAGAAGACAGTTTTGGAGAAACAACTCCGAGCAAGAATATATCTGTGTCTACCAAAGAGAGTGTTAACAACGATAAGCTTAATTATATAATAACAGACGTGAAGCCAGGAACATATTATATTGGTGCGCAAAATACAGATGGTGTTATCTCCTACTTTCAAAGTGATCCTGTTCACATAAAAGATGGGAAAATCGAGTTTAATATGCAAGATATTTTTGCTCCCAGAAGCTACGATCCAAATAATAGAAGGTTCCCTTCTGGGGATCTAAATGTTGATAACCCAAATTTTTATGGCACCTGTTTTTGCTCGGTGGAATCTATTGCGGATCCAACCCTATTATTTACTCCTGTATTAGATATCACAACAAAAACAGTAGATAATACTAGACCAGCCATAGCCTATCCATCTATATTTGTCTCTAACTATAAAAGCATAACATCTACCTCAGATCCAGACAAACTGGTATACTACTATAAGGTATCTGGGTTGTCTCCCGGGTCATATGAGATAACGATCTCCGCTAATCCTGATGAGAAGTTTCCTGTCTTAAAAACGACCCTACAGAGGTATATGAATATGCCTTCCGCTAATCCCATAAAAGTCAAGATTGTTACCAAAGAAGACACTAGTGGTTCAACAACTATTACCAAGGTAGACCATAGCGAAAGCTGCTTAATATTACCTAATATGCCCAATGGAAGTTTTGAGGTTACTATAGATGGACCAAAGCAGTATCAGATATTCGAAGAGTTTATTCCCTTTAGTATAGACATAGACATGGATAACTATTCATATTTTACAACAGGAATAGAATACTATGATTATAAGAAAAAAACCGTAGAGAACAAATATAAAATAGAATATAAGCTTGGTTTACAGCCAGCTTTACCTAAAACCAATACAGAAGCAAGACTAGACCCTGTTTTTATAGATGGTAAGCTCGTAGAAAATATTAATAAAATTTCTAATTTACCATCTTGTTATTTAGAAGTTATTATTAAAGACATATTCGATAATAGTCCTTCTTTGATATCTGCAGAATTTAAAAATGTTAATTTAACAGATGTTACGATGAAAGAGTATGGCCAACAAATAAAAATGTTTCCTGAGGTATCTTCATATCTAGTGTTAAATAATGTTATAGATTCTAACAGTATATTGGTAGATATTCCGGAGAAAATATTTAGCATATATGAGCCCGTGAACCTCATAGGGTGTTCCACAACCAAGGAGAGTAGTGAAGTCTCTCATAATATGACAGAAGGCGAAATAACAATAGTGAAAACCAAAATGGTGGTATTGGGAGATTGTATTGATCCGAATACTGTTATTACTAGTATCAGAGATAATTCTCTAACTCTATCAAAAGCAGCTAATGATACTTGCGAAAATACTAGACTGACTATAATAAGTAGAGATCGTCTACATGGAGATATTTTGGCAGACATAACCAACATGACCAGCACAATTAAAGTTGTGGGTGGCAATATTGGTCTACTTAAAAAAGGAGAGATACTCATTGCAAAAGGATTAGCCACTGATACTAGAATAGTTAGAATAGATATGTTAAATAAAATTATAGATATTTCTAAGGATGCAGTAGCAACAATACCCAAGGCTAAAATTATCATCATACTAGCCCCACCACCAGAACTTATCTCCCCCGGCATTCCCAATACTCCTCCTGTAGACGGTATTATCTCCAGAAATCCCTCCCCTACGCGAGTTCCGGTAGACCATGGATTCAGTGGATGGCCCAGCGACCCAGAGACTTATATACCACCAGCACCCAAACCCCCATCCTCTGCGCCCAAGCAGACGGGCACACTGAGTATAGTTGTTACCCCTGCAAGAAGTACTTATACAATCACAGAGAAAACAGGGGGAAGTCAAACATACTTTTATAGTGTGTCTTTAGAATTACTTCCAGGAGTCTATACAATACAGGGTGATGAGAATTATTTAAAAATACACGGGCTACTAAACGATACACATACCGTTTCAGTAACACAAAATAGTAAGGAGTCCATCAATCTAGTTTTTAATAAATGTCCCACCAAAGATATTCCATACACAATCACCCCCTAAAACAGGAACAGAAATATAATGTCAACCCAGTGCCAAATCGTTCAAAGTTTATTTAGTCTGTTAGATGCTGAAACTAATCTACCGGTTATGGGCTCCGCCGTTAGACTTAAGGGGTGTAGCGTGAGCATGGGCATTGGTCAAGGTAGTTCTACCATGAGTCTTGATCTCGTCGTTGATAATTGTGTGGATGGTACCATAGATTTACCCCCTATGGGAACACCAGTTAAATTTATTTGTGATAAGTTAGTTTTTGGTGGCATCATCAATTCTGTGACCTATACAGAAAATAGCAGTAGTTTTGAATATAGGATGGATATTATAGATCCTAAAAAGGTTTTAGGGGGAGTGCAGATTCTGTTAAAAACCTACTATTGTGATCCTATACCTGGTGCAATTATAGCTAATTTTATTAATATGAATAAGTTATTAGAGGAGAATGTGGCCATATGTCCGCCAGGGGAGGATAGTGAGAACTGGCCCAGAATAAATGATTGTACTAATTTTGGTGAAGCAGGAGGTAGTCAAGGGCCATTTTTATGGAAAGTTTTACAAAAAGTACAACAAAAATATAGCGGTGGTTTAGGGGCATTCGGTGATGCATTTTATACAACTAGCGCTAGAAGAATATATGTTAATATGAGCACACTCGTAGCATTGTTAATATCTAGAGCCCCATACGCAAGAACCACCTCATTACATATGTCTCTTACAGAACTAATTGACATGGCTTGCGAATTATTGTGTTGTGATTATACTATTTTATTAGAAGGATTGGTAGCTACCGTATATCTTATAGATAGGACCAAAGCACCCCCTATGAATTTTATAAAAACACTGTTTATTGACGCACAAAATACTGGTAGACTAGTTTCTGGTAGCATAGGAAATATAGAAATTTATGAACCCAGTAACAGAATAGTAATTGGGGATAGTGTTCAGTATCTAGCAGAAGCACACCTGACAGATACATTTGCTATGATGCTAGGACATGATACAGAAGGGCGACCAGTAAGAGTCTATGGGCCTAATTTTACCGCAAAGATTGATATTACTCCGATAATAGACATGCTGGGCGCCGCTGGCTTGCCCAATAATTTACCTCCTATGTTTGAGATCACAGAAGAGGAGATATTGTGTTCTGCGAGTCTTATAGCATGGAGAACCTACGGTCTGCTGAAGGGTAAAGAAAACAGTTTGTGCGCTGAGGTTCACAACAAACTAGGGTTTGGGGGTAGGGACGACCCGAGATTCAAGGAGGGGGTTATCAAATCAATAGACGCTCTGCAAGGAGCTAGGGCAGCTATACCACAATTTGAAGCGAACGGTAAGGACCCCTTTAATCTTTCAGCCCATTGGGTATCGGTACAAGGTCAAGTTCAATTCATGCTGAAGGATGTGGACGATCCCAAGAAGAAGCTAGGAATAAGTGCAAAAAGATTCGCAGAACTCAAGGCCACAGAAGATGCTATATATGGGTGGTTTAATCGCTTCATTGATGAGTACTATGGCAAACACTGGCTCATTCCAGTAAACAATGTCTGCATAACCCCGAAGGATCAGTTCATTCCGATTAAGGTCCAGGAGGGAGACAGATATACTCTTACTGATGAGCCTATCGACGCTGGATATCCTAGTGTTAATCAAGCTTTTGGTATGCTTGGATTGATGCCAGGAGTTAATACCAGTCTATTTGAAAATGGGGATGGAAAAATAACTGGGTTTGGCAAACTTAGAGGAAACTATCGAAGCACAAGAAAGATAAATGGACAAGATTTTGAGCACGAAATATTTAAGGGAAAGCTCAGTGCAGCAGACTGTATGTTTACGGTGTTTAGAAAGGCTGCTAAGAAGAGACCCGCTGCCGAACCAGCTCCTGCCCAATCAGATTCTGCCGAACCAGCTCCTGCCGAACCAGCTCCTGTCGACGAAATAATTACTCTGTATCAGAAGATACAAACAGACGGAGCAGTTTATAGTAACCTTGATCTTGGAACAGCGGAAATATTGATAACAACCGAGTTTATCGCCTTGGCACCTGTGTTAGCAAATGCTGGAGACAGGCTCACCAATTTCCTAAGAGCTGTAGATTTTCTATTTGGTTCCGTTGTAACAGGAGAGTCGAACAAGATGCTCGACACGAAATCCATCAATGTATATAAATGCAGAAATGCGGCTGCGGGATTCGAAAGTGTTGTTATTCCTATGAAAAGCAATGTTTATGTATATGGACCCTGGACTAGTAGTAATCCCGTGGTTGGTTCTACTGTTGTGGTTGAAGACTCTAGTTTAAATCCATGGACTAGTGGAGGACTGAATGAGATGCAGGCTATTGGACAATCTATTGCTGATCAAGGGGTTAGATACTCTAATGTAGAAGAGAGTGGGAGTATAACCCTAGCAGAGCTTCCGGGATATAGTATTAATTATTTTCTAGATCAGCAGGTATTGATTGATAGCATTGTGTTAAGCTATGGATCTGTAGGAGCAACAACAGCATACTCTTTTAAACAACACGCTCAAAAATTTGGATCATATCAACAAACCATCTCTAATATGATCAGAACGAATACTCGCGAGAGAAACAGTATTTTATCACGCTTGAGGAAGCAAAGAAACGATAGACGTATGGGGATAGCTAAGATAGCGAACACAATAGACCTACTGAGACATCCTGAACAGGAAGCTAGTCCCGGTTTTTGTTTGATGGGTATATATAATCATCCCATACAGAAGGATCTCAGCACCAAGACCCCTGCCTCAAAGTCTACCTCTTCCTCAGCCCCCTCTACCGCCACCTCAAAATCTTCTACTCCAGAGGAGATTTGCAAGCAAAGGTGTAAAGAGTCCGATGATCCAACTGATCCGGCAACAGAGGGATCAAAGGTCAGAAATAGTCATGGTTGCTATATATTCGACGCTAATGATTGGTCATCTTTCTCGTATGGGGAAGACACTAATGATATACAGAATTATGCGGCACTATCTTTGGATGCTTTATTCGCTCCTGTGTCAATACTCGGCAGAGGAGATAGGCTACCAAGATATACTACGGGGCTTAGCTCTAAGATACTTTGTAAATCCAGACCACCTATGCCGCCAACAGATCAACATCCTTGTCCTGGCATTTATCAAAAATATTTAAATCCTATCTTAAACATAGCACAACTGGAAGCGTGGGATGATAGAAAGAACGACACTGATATTGGCGTATCTATTAGTCGTATTTCTTTTGGCACAGACCTTACTCTGATATTCAGTGCTTTGGATGGTCGATATGATGAAGCTACTGATTTTGGATTTTTTGCCCTGAAAGGACCACTAGTATTACAATCTTGGGGGTATGATACTCAGGGTAAACCCATACCTAATGAGGTGGATGTGGAAACAGATGTGTGTGCAGGCAAGTTTGCTCAAACTAGATTAACAAATAAATTTATGAAAAACTGGTTGGGCAATCCGAGAACGTGGCCCGTGGCTCCGATAGACTTGAGATATGATAGAGATCGGGGCGTTTGGGTTAGTCCACCCCCAGATAGAATTGTAGTAGCAAGATTATCTGAAACTCTATCCCCAAATAAGTCAGCAAAGGCACAATTATTAAACCCAGACATTACTACTACTGGTAGTGGGTCGACAACAGATTTTTTAAATGATTATGTTGTGGACGGCAACGCTGGGGAGAATCTTGTGCCAGATATGAAAAAGGGGTCCACAAACAGTATTATCACAATTGATGATTATCTGGGTGTGGAAACCAAATCTGGAACAATAGTGTATGCTATGCGTAACGACCAAAGGTATATTATATTAGGAAGTAGTCAAGCGGGTCTAAATTTTATCGCACCCCCCTCTAGTAAACAGTCTCTCTCTACGGAGACGGGCCCCAACAAGGGTAACTATGTTATAACACAGTTAGGAGATCAGCAGTGTGATGAGTGTAAGCCGAAAGAGGAAGAATTTTGTCCCACAGATGCTTGTGGCATTAGTGATTGTGTAAAAGATATTTATGGTCGTACTTTGAAGCCTGTGATATCAAAAGCGGGGGAAACAGCATTAGAACCACCATTTAAGGATGCTGATGTAACAATTCCTTGGGGTGGAACCAGTGCGACCGAGGGGCCTTTTGGTAGAAGCTCTAAATTACCCGCATATAGTAGTTTTGCTTCTGGGGTATTGGGTATAGATAGTGAAGGGTGTTTGAAAATATATCCATTAACTAGTTGTGGTATTGTTGCTCCGCCAGTTACCACCACTATCGATACCAACCCTCCCGGTGGTAGTCCTGGGGCTGGGGGTACAGCAACTGTCTCTACTCCCCCTAATGACCCTGAACCTGCTGCTACCCCTGAACCTCCTACTAGTGGTGGCGGTGCAACCACTGCTACCACGGGCAGTCCCTCTGACGGTATTACTGTTAATACAAATGGTACATTTATAATAACGTTCGACGGCGATTCACAGGAGGTATAATGGGTTTTTAAAGAGAGTTGTATACATTAGTTGTTTTTCTAGATCTTTTAATAGCTATTTTTATTAATAGTCTAGCAATTTTCTCTACAAATACTAATTTTCTACTAGAGCATTCATCCTTTAACCATGAGCAGATACTATCCGCTTTATTTTCACACTCATCACATCCCCATTCGTTCATTAGGGCTATTTTTTTATGACACTCACAATATTCTGGAGATGTTATGCCCAAGTTATAAAGAATGAGTTCTAATTGTGATCCGGGACCAAGTGACCCTAATGGTTTAGAATAAACACCCCCAAGGTCTTCTCTAACAATATCTGGTAGTGTGTCTAAATATTCATGAATCATATCTCTTAATTTATTTTTATGGGCCATTAATTCATCAGACACAGCAGGACTCATGCTCATTTTATCCAAATGAATAAAGTGATTTCCTATAGTTTTTGATTTTGCTTTTATAAATTGTTCTTTTAAATGTTCTGGTATCCAAGAGGGTAAAGAGGAGGTATCCTTGTGTTTTGTTTGTGGAATAGAGGTAGCATAGTCTACAGACTTTCTATGAATAATTAAACTAGCCCATAAACAATTTGGATAAGCTTCTAATAGAATAAAATCCCCGGGATAATCATCCACACTCCATCTTCTAATAGGAATCATATCCTCTTCTAAAAATACGTTTGTTCTAGTTGTACTAAAAAACTTTTGACTCATATGAATAGGGGTACTAAATCCTAAATCAGGAATTATCACATTATCACAATCACAGTCTAATTTCATATCTATTTGTGTTCTACCTATTGTAGTATGATAATTATCTAGTAGTGTTTTATTTATAGCTTTACACCATAGGTTAATAACATCTGGTCTGTTGTGTGTGGCAGTAAAGAGGCTTATCATGGTTCAACTCCAGGAAGGATGTTTAGCGTAAATGTTGGATGATTAATAGTATCACAGGCATTATTAATAGTTACGAGATATGTATCTTGCGCGTTATAGTCTAGTATTGTACCCGTTATTAGTCGCAGTTTATTATCATCTATCTCAAAGGAGGCTGCGTCAGCTCCACTGAGGCTATATGTGCAACTGAGAGAGGTACCAGAATTGCAAGGGCGCCCAGAGGCATAACAAGAGATCGTTCCGTCTATACCACCATAATTCATGCTAGAGCCAGAAAAAGCAGCATTTCCCACGATATTAAAGTGCCCATTGTTATCAGCAGAGCTGATTGTGGATAGTTCTATGGGTTGTGGGGTAATTCTGGTCATGAGTACTACTCCGGAGGGGCGTATGTTATGGTTAGAATTGTCTCAAATGTTTCGCTGGTGGCTGTATTGGTTGTGGTAACAGTCAAGGACGTAGGAATATCCTGGATCAAAGAAGTCTCTATTGCCAAAAACCAGTATTGTTTCCGAGATAGATAATCGCCATCTATCTCGTAATGAATACTATTAATAGAATACGTATATCCACCGGGGACCATTGGTGTGGTCACAAGAACGGCCACGGTCAGATTATCTGCTGTTCGATCATTGACAATGCTCGTGGATGCACTAATATAGGCTATTGTATTCCCAGTGACAGTGTTGCTTGGATCTACCTGAAAACTAGTGGAGGGGTGTGTTTCAGGATCTGGCACTTCTGCAGGGGGGGTGAATGTGATATTTAGGGTTGTGTTAAAAGATTCTCCTGTGGTGTTGTGGGTTGTGGTAATAATTACCTCAGAAGGAATGTCCCAGATGTAGCTTGCGTAGAAATACCAATCGTCATACCGAGTTAGTCGTTTATTATCATCGACGAAGTAATGCCAGTTTCCTTCTGTCTCTTCGTTGGCCGGGTTAGAATAAGCGTAGTCATTAGATACTACTCCATTGACGGTCGTCTCAAGGAGCGCTACTCTCCGACACTTACTTGAATTGGCTTGTATATAGCTGGTGAATGCTTGATTATGTGATATCGTATTACCGCTGATGGTTATGGGGGAGGGGTTTAGAGGGCTAAAAGTACAAGGGTTATTCTGCGTCGTTGGCTTTGGATAGGTTACAACTAGTATGGTATCATATAGCGTGGCACTACTGGGGTCTATGGATATGGTAATATCTACTACTCCCTCCTCCCCCTTATTTTCACTGGTATCATTAAAAATAACGTTTCCACGAATAAGAGCATTAGCATCATTATAGCTAGAGTTATTAAAGGTGATATGATCTTTATTAGTGTTTGTGGTAGTTATATAGCCTAGATTAGCTGAGCCACCATTAAATGTTATACTTATAAAAGTATTAGCCGTGGTTCTAGTCACATTATTTATACTAGTATTATTAAAAATTAAAGTACCAGCGATATCTTCGCTTTTATTAGTAGATGTATTATTAAATGTTGTTATATTACTAGATTTTGGATGGATCTTAGCTCCATTAATAGAACTATTATTAAAATTGACAGTAGTATATTCAATGGTTCTTTTTAGACTCAGATCTTCTTGGTCCATAGTAACACTAGTATGATTTATACTCATGGTTTTATTATTTGTTGTACACAAAATATTAGAATCTGTCACAGTTGTGTGGCAGTACAAATCGGTGTTGTTTGCTACTTCTATAATACAGTTTTTTATGGTGATTTGTGCATCACTCAGATTACCACTATCTCCTGTTGTGAAAGTATCAGCTATTTTGATGGTGAGGGTGTGGGTGGGCTCAAGAGATGTGATAACTATACCCAGTGTGGAATGATCTTTCATGATTAGGCTACCACCAATATTAATAGCATCCCCATCATTAAGAGCTTCATAGCCACAGCTAGAGTTATTGTATAGAGTAAGATCTTCTCCCACATCTCCAAAATTTACAGAATCATCATAAAACTCGGAATATCCTAGAATATTTCCCGTGGGTCCATTTCTAGTAGTACTAAATGCCACGTTTGTCCGGGCTAGTGCTGTGTTCCATACTCCATAAAATTTTACTGAGTTGGTGGATTTGTCAACATACGGATCAATAGAATTGTCTATTTCTCCCAGGTTTAGGGATTTTTCAGAAAAAGTAGCGGTACCAACAACTTTTCCGGTGGCTGCATTTTTACTCTCACCGAGAAAAAATGATCTTGGATATCCTTCGCCTGCTACTAGAGTATTCATGAGTATTCCAGCGTTTTTGCCAAAATCTTTACAAATGGTACCCTTGTTTGTTGAGGCATCAAAAAACATTGCGGGAGTATAGTACACAAATGCTCCATCGTCATTAATACTGGTATCATAAAAATTCACAAATCTTTTTATAGATTCGGCTACATTAGTTTGTCCAGTAATAGTACAAAATCTATAGTATATTTTCCCCTTATTAATAGAGCTATTCTTGAACTTTATTAGTGTAAAATCATTAGTTTTTGTAGCATGACCAATCACGCCATTCGTACTAACTTCGCTATTATTTCTGAATATAATCTGGCCCGTGCCTAGTAGTTGGCCAACAAGTAGTTCTGTGTTTTCGTTAAAAAGAGAGAATTCTGTGGTTGTGATTATACCATTTATTGAGACTTTGGTATTAGGGGTAGGATTGATAACATCCATACTTAACACCTTTGTGTCAGCTGGGATTGCTGTTACAGTCTTTTGAATAACAACCCTATCTAGTTTAGAGGGTAGTGAGAGTGGTATCTGTCCTCCTGATATCCATGTGCTTCTCATGTATGTTGGAATATCGGGATCTAAGCCTCCAAGCAAGATGCCTTCGTCTCCGCTATTTACTCTCCAGTTTGCTAAGGTTGCCCATAACCCAGTTTCGACAAAATAATAATAAGATTCAGGGGCATCTGGAACACAACACAGTGTGGTTCCTACGGTACCGGATTTATTTTCTGTTTTTCTAAGGGTTTTTCTAACCTTGATACCATATTCAGTCGCTCCGCCCCACTTTCCTTGATTGGTTCCTACTCCTTCTGTGCGAGGCCAAAACTTAGTGCCGTTATTGTTGTTGTACAGCTCCGAAACAGCAGCTTGTCTACTATCACAGTCTGCTATCTCATACACACCAGGGTCTTTCTGGGTGTCATTTTCGCATACAATGTTGTCTTTGAGTTTGTCCTCGTGGTCATCTGGACACTCTATAGGAGGATCTTTGGCCGCAATTTCAGTGGGGCTTAAAAAGGTTGAGACAGTACGATAGTCTCCAAGAGTGGGACACCCAGTATCATCAGAAGGTATTCTAGCAAAATTCATACTACAACTACTATCAGCATCTACTGTTGTACCACAAGTGCTTTTTTGTACCACCAATACCCACCCACATTCGTGTAGATCGATATCAATATTAAATATTTTTTTAGGAGTAATAGGCCCTGTTCCAGTTATAACACCGTCTAGTTTGAAAGTGGTTCCTATCTTAGCAAAAGGTCCATCTGTACCATTTCCCTTGAGACAAAAAAGATACAACTGCTTACGAGTGGTTTCATAGTCTCCTGATGGAGCCACATATGCTACATATAAATTATTGTCAGGAAGAGTGGTATAACTATTATTAGCCCAATTTGATTGGGGAGTGACGTTGTTGGTTGTAGGGTGTTTTTGGTATGTTTTATATTTTTTGTTACCATTCTCTTCTACTTCTTCTGCATAGTTTCCTACTGTACCAAGAAAATAGCTGGAAAATAAATTGCCATACTGGTCTGTACCATTATACCACTCAGCTGTTGTATGACTAACAACGATGCGAATCTCAGCACAATACGGGGGGTCTGGAGCATAGGCAGTCTTGTCCAACATTTGGTATATTGGAGGCCCAATAAAAGGGGGGAAACTACCAAACTCAACATCTACGAGAATACATCTTTCACAGGTCTCACTACAAAAACAACAACAACAACCGGATTCTGAGCCTATAACCTTGGTGTCTCTGGTAAGAACTTTGCCATCTAGTAGGGTTAATACTATTTTAGCCATTTATGCCACCCTTTGGTTGGCAAATGGTTTCCGTTGTCATCCTTGCGTTTGGGAAAAAGAGTGGCTCCCTTTTTGTGCTGGCCAAACGCTAATATTGCTCCACAATCACTACAACGCAGTTCATAGTAATCATTACCTTCTACGTTTCGCACTATAAACTTTATATTAGAGCCCGAACATAGTCCACATTTTTCTTCTCCAAATATCTCTTGTATAAGAGCTAATTCCTTAAATATCTCTTTTTGACCAGCTCCTTCGACCTCAAATTCTAGCTTATCGCTAGCTCTGTATTTGGCTTTCATAGAATGTTCCTATCATTTCCAGTTGGTTTCGTATCCCTTAATATCATCTGAGATAGTCGAAGTATCTTGCTGGTACGAAGAGACCAGTTTAATGATTTGTACAGCACTATCATGATCTATATTATACACATTTTCATCAGAGTGTCCCAACTTTTTAAGCAACTGTTTGGTGTTGATATTGAGCCTTTGTGTTAAAATATCCAGAAAATTTAGTTGATTAGTGCTAATCTTAGATACTGTGCTACCATCGGGACTGTCTTCTATATCTTTTGCTATTTCTTCTGCTGCTACTACCTTTCGTAGCTTAAGAGCTCGTCTTAATGCTCTGCCTTCTGCCCTGGTTTCTGCCACAGCCACGGGGTGATTTCTGTAAACCTTGTCACAGTTACCCCAGTAAACGTCAGCAGCGCCGCTCACTGTTCTATATTTAGAACCAGAGGCTTCCGACACATCATTCATAACATAGGTCAGAGAATGCGTTACAGTGGCCCTTTTCTCGTTTTCTGGACTTGGAGATTGAACCACCACTGTTTCAGCATCAATAACCACACAATTTAGGGCTATCTCGAATATTCTACGTAATCCATCTGTGGTGGGATTACCTGCTATTTTTTCATCATCGGATAATAGGTTTAAAACATGGTCTGTCCAAGCCAAATCATTTGGACATACGACTACTTTTGGACCCTCTGTGGACTGCTCATTAACCTCTGGTACTACTTGAGCTGGTACTGTAGAACTATTCATAATTATCTTTTTATGGCGACCCACTATTAATCTCCTATTTCTATTAATTTATTAGTAATGTTTTTTAAATTATTCTTAATCTCTTTTAAATGAACCAAAAGCTGATCACACACCAAAGCTGCTCTGGTGGGAGAATAGTCTTTAAATTGTTTGACCCTTATTAATAAGCAGCCCTTGCCTAATAGCAAGCCTGTTTTTTTATTGTCATATTTTATATTTCTTTGTAGAGCCTCTTCTCCCCAAACTGGTAAAAAATGTGATGGTCCATCTATTTCTATGGCTGTGTTTAATTTGGGTAAAAAGATATCGATCTGTAGCTTTGTGTAGAGCAGGGTTTGTTCTTGATGAAAAGTGGCTTCATATCCCTCTTGTATGAGTTTGTTAAAAATAAATTTTTCTAGCTTTGAGCCTGTTTTACTACTACTTCTAACAGCTTTATTAGCCATATTTATTAGATTGGATTTTTGATCTTCTGATAATGATTCCCATTGTGCCTTAGCTTGGTTTTGTCTACGCTCTAGTTCTTCTGGGCTCATATCTTCCCAATTTTTTAATACAGCTTGACCGATCTTATTTTTAGTATCTTCAGATCTTACTGTGCCTTTGGTTGGGTGTTTATGAACCCCTGTGCTTAAAGCATTCTTTTGTGCTTCGCTTTTGGTCCTAATCAGAATCTGAAACTTTTGAGCATCTCTTCTAATCCTATTAGTATAGGTGTTCATAAGAACCGCAATTTGCTGAAAAGACTTTTTTTCCACACAATATTGTTGTTCTATCATCTGCTTCTTTTTAGAGTCTGGCATAGTGCTATAATCCATTAGTTTTATCCTTATTTGATTTTTGTGAGATGATTAATTTTAGTAATTTTATATGGCGAATAATCGAATGTGTCTTTTTCGTCCTCAAAAATATAATAATGGTTATGAGAGTATGTGTTTAATAGCCATAAATCCTTATCATTGGAGATAACAACATTGTTCGTTGTGCATCCTAGGTACATAGTATGAAATATTGGTATGTATATATTACTAGTCAACATAGAAGTATCCGAATATAATGCGTATGTATAGGGACTAGCTGTGTCCTCTAGCTTAATCAACACATTCAATAAGCTGTTAAACCTATGATCATTAAAGATATCGTTGGTAATGACTGGATAAAACAGGGATATATTAATGGGGGTTTTTTTTGATAAATTTGGAGATTCCATTTTTTTGTCTCATATGATTAAAGTAATAAAAACTATTATTAGGAGCATTGATCGTGGATATTATACAATTATTTTCTATCAAGATATTTAAAATTTCAAAATACAACAGATTATGCCTATGACACCGATTGTTTTGTAGTATGGACTGTTTTTCCGTGCTGGATAATACAAACATATTTGTAAATTTATGATCCAACCCCAGAAACATGTGTTCTAGTCCTCTCTCACTTGTTATACAGCCAACGTCTAGGTGAGACAACCCCGAATCTTTTGTGCATACCACACTAGGACCCACCTTCTGAATACTCTTTAATAATTTAGTGTTACACAAACACCCATAATCCATAAAGACCAAATAATCATACTTAGCTTCTGCACAACCCGTAAAGATGGGGTTGGTTCTGTCTTCTGTAGAAACTATCTTAATCTGGTTTCCAAATGCCTTGTGTATTTTTAGCTTATCAAAATCACAAACGAGTATGATCTCGTATTTATTTTTTAAATATTTTTGAGCAGATATTATTAGGTCTATCTGGTGTTGTAGTAGTTTGCTACCATTAAATTCCATCAAGCTTTTTGATCCCCTATACTTCATGCCTCTGTCTGGGTAGCAGGCTATGATAACATATGAGATATCATTCATTTTTCACACATAGTAAATAGTATTGAAAACCATTTATAAATTTGGCTTGAGATATACTTGCTTTATTTGTATCCAATATCATAGACTTGATTTGACCAAGAGCAAAAATGGTCTTTTTACCCACAGCAAAAACCATTGCTCTAAAAGTTAAAACATCTATTTGCTTAGACAATAGAGAAGCACAAAGATGGTATGGTTCAGTAGACTGAATGTGCAAAGAGCCGCCCCCCTTTAGTTTGTCCATAATAGTATTAATGAGTACCAAGCATTCTTTTTCTCCATTGGAATAATCTAGAAGATCTTGTATAAAAATTTCCTCTACGCTATTATTTTTGAGTTTATTTAATTTTTGAATATCATAATAGACGAATGGATCTATGGGTGCGTCTGGCTCTGTATGATACAAAAAGAGCTTGTGATACAAGGTCTTTGTTTTAGGTGGTCCTAGCGTTTTCATACTGTAGTTCCTCTTTTTCTGTAATTCGTGAGTTTGTTTGAGATAGCTGAACAACTAGGTCTTTCCACTCTTCCCCATTTTTGTGGTCTTGTGGATTATAGCCCAGAACAATATCCTGTATTTTATTCCAAGACAGATATACTCTGTTAGATATTGCAACTTGGTAAACTGGTCCAATACTAAAATCATTATTATGATCGTTATTCAGCATTGAGGGTGCTGGGTAGTGGTCTATCACTAATAGTGGACAAGATAAAAATCTAGAGAGTGCCACGCTTTTGTCTAGGTGTGTTATTCTATTATTACAGATAATTAATGAAATATTATTAAAACCAAAGTATGTACTATGTAAATCTATCATAGTGGCATCACACGCCCTTTTTATAAATGCTTTAAAGTCTGGATCTTCACACGGCGTCCAGACTATTTGTGGATAGTATGGGTGATTTAATCGCTTATTTATTAGTGATGCTATCATAGGGTGGCCAATAGGTTAGAAACTGTTTCTAAAGAGAAGTTCTTTATTCTATTATTTTGAGATATTATACGTTCTTTTTTCTCCGACTCTGATTCTTCCATACATCCAATCATTTGTTTCATTAAACTATTCACTGTGGGCTTATTCCATTGTTGATACATAGAATTGTATAAAAAATGACTATGATTATCCACACATCCTACTGGTTCAGAATGTACATACCTACCACATGTAGCGTCAATAATTTCCGAACCACCCGTGTTATTCGTAGCGATAATATTGTTGTTAAATGCCATAGCTTCTAGGGTGGAATAACCAAAACTCTCTCCTGATGAGGCATTAATAAAACAATCACCATTATTATGTATATGTAAAATATTCTTATAACTAGTTTCTCCAATCATTACTTTGGGTTTATTTACCCCAAGATTTTTAACAGACTCGTATAGATTATGTAGATCATACTCTAGGGTCTGTTGAAGAGATTCTTCTGGTTGACCATATTCTTTTGTTTTGATGATTAGTTCTACTTGGTCGTGTGTGGTAAACAAGCTCAAGAAGGCTGTTATAACCATATCCAAATTCTTTCGAGAGATATAACTCCCTATTGTATAAAACTTATATTGTGATTTTTTTTTAACGGGTGGGTTAGATTCCCTAAAGGTTTTTACCATCTCTAGATCTATGGGTTCAGGAACCACTCGTATTGGAGCAGTACAAACCCCAGAGGTACGAACGCTATGTGCTACATACTGAGAGCCTACTATTATCTCATCCATCAAATTAATATATTGGGTTAGATTATGGTAATAATTGTGTGATTCTAGGTGTAGGATACCAATATTTTTAGCAAATCTATAGTCATAAGAATACTGGTGAGGGTATGTGTGTTGAATAACCTTGTCATAGCTAGTGCTGAGATTAGATTCTCTGTGTAAAATATCTGGATCTATATCTACCTCTGGATATGCCCTATAGATATTATAGATGGGACACACAGATACATTGTGGCCAGCAACTATCAGAGCCTTGATATATTGTCTAGAGGCATTGCCCATACCACTAAACTCTCTATAAGGGCCAATATATAAAATATTATCCATATATATTATTTGTTATCACAAACCAGATATGATTCTGATAGGGGTATTGCTCCGGATCGTAACTGCTCACATATCATTTTATTATTCAGAGATACTTCTAGTGTTTTTACAATCTGTTGGATTGCTACCTCATTTATGTGGCCACCAACATTGCTAAATTTTTCATCAACAGATCTAATTAAGGATTGTATAAAATAAGTTTTTAATAGTAGTGGCTCTTTCATTAGCTCTTGAACGATATACGTAATAAATTGTCTTGCTGTTAAATTATCCGGAACTTTCGTTTCGTGCTGTGTTACCATAGGCTGATCCCATATGTTTTTTGGTTCTAGGGTATCAAAGATTCTCATCCACTCGTTCGCTGTCTTGTCCCACCCATAATGATCTATGAGCAATGCTCTGGTGCGTTTAGACTTTTCCTTTTTCTGCGATAATGATAAATTCATCCATGATATAATTTCATTAATTAGGCAATCGTCGTCTGGAACAGCCCTATCAGAACCTGTTTCTAGTTCTTTAGATAGGGTATGAGATATCTTTGCTCCTTCAACCTTGGTGGTTATTTCTTCCATACCACTATAATTAACAGCCATAATGGGTATGCCACAAGACGCAGCTTCTAGTTGTGGTATACCAAGACCTTCACAGATTGCATACTGTATATAAACATCAAATAGGTTATATATCTCTACCAATTTCTCATTAGATAAACCTTTTACCACACCGGGAAAACAAGCTGTTTTACTAGTATCGTTTGGACACGGAATTAATGCGCCTTTATAGGGGGAGACAAAGACCGTGCCGTTATCAGGAACATAGTATGTAAATAACACATTATTGTACACGCCGTACTCTTGTAATAGTTCTGGTATATTCCAGCCACCGTTTTCCGGATATGAAGTATGTAGGTGTAGATAAATTTTTCTATTATTCGTTTTTTCTATTAATTTGCTGAGCATAGAGAATAAGGCTGGAATTAGTTTTCTTTTTTGGTTTCTCATCACAGAACCAAGGACTATAGAGTCTGTGGGAATGCCGTATTTTGCCTTGTGGTATGCTTTCGTGTGTGTTATCGGACAGAATTGTTTGGTGTCCACAGAGTCCGATACTACTCCTAATAGGTTGATTGGCCTATTCAAAGACTTGATATAGTCATATGCCCAGTCTGTGTGTGTCAATAACACATCTGCATTTTCAAAGGTATGTAGCCATTCTTGTCTTTGTGGTATGGAATCTATGGTGGGAGCAATAATCCAATGAAAATATTTTCTTAATGGGGAGAGCTCTTGATATGCGAACATCCAATAATCTCTGATATCGCAAACAATGTCTGGCTTAAAGTGTAGAACAACTCTTTCAAATCTCCATTGGCCAAATTGATTGATGGGGTTCTCATTATATACCTTTTTTCCCTCTTCTGATTCGTCGGCATCAGGAGCGTTAGGATAAACTTTCCAAGGAACTGGGTGAGAGGAGATTACGCCAGAATTAGAATAGCAGGATAATTCTGCAATTTCGTATTTGTTACTATCGTATAGTCTTTGTAGTATTTCTATGGTGTATCTACCAAAACCCGAACTGAGGTTATGGGACTCCGCTATCATTAGGATTCTTTTTTTGCGATCACTCATAACGCTCCATGTCCTGTAGTAGAAAATGGTGGGGGCGTAAATCCGCCCCCACCCGATCATAATATGACTAATCCTAGAAGGCTACAGCTTCTTCGCTTACGTCTTCTGCTACCTTCTTCTTGTTTGTTCTGGTGATCTTAGCAAAATTATTCACCCGAACCTTAAGAGTAGAGTGCTTAACCCCATCCTTTTCCCAGCTATCGTTTCTGAGACTTCCTTCTATGATTACGAGATCCCCCTTGCGAAAAGACGCAGAGATAGCTTCTGCTCCACTATCCCATGCTTCACACTGAATATAAGAAACGATCTTATCTTGGTTCCCATTCGCTCTCGTAAATTCCTTGGATACAGCAACCGTAAAAGACACCACAGATGTTTGCTTTTCTCCTGTCGTGACACTTCTCAGCTCTGGATCTCTGGTCAAATTTCCCTTCAACAACATAATATTCATTCAAAACTCTCCTTAAGAGGTAACAAAAATATCAAACGCTAGTATATTATCGGACCTGGCGGTATTTTGTCAAGTCTACACGATAAAACATTTTTTTATAATAGGGCTATTGTTTTTCCCAGACTTTTGACCACTAAACATAAGCACCCTTCCTTGTTGTAGCAGATGCTTATTATTATCATAGTCTTCGGAAAACATCACCGGGGAGTCCACACTACCATAAGCATCAGACAAGGTTAAAAAACACATCTCTTTACCGGGGGTTTTACCTCTTTTGGTCACAATAATATTCATCATAGCTATTTCAGCTATAAGAAAGAAGGTTTTATTATTAGGCAGAGTTTTGATATCTTTGCAGTTGGTATTAGCATAAGAAGAGTCATACTGGTCTGTTTTATAACAAGAAATGGCTACAGATAATAGTTCTCTCTCGTTGTCGGATATCCACTCGGGGTTATCTTCTAAAGAATATGGGGGATGAGTGATCTGTTCTATACTACCCATAATTTTAGGTTGACGAGTTTTGATAATCTTCTCTGTAGATAAGAGAGTCCTTAGAATATCTGCGATTTTAGTGATCTTACGATCTTCTTCTATAATAATTATACATTTATCTATTTCTCTAGTAGTGAGTATGGATACTATATTAAATTCAAATAAAAGTTTATTTCTAGATATTTTAAAGTGATCTAATGCCCCAGATAAGATCAGAGCTTTAGCTGCACTAGAATTGATCTTTAGTAATACGCTTAGTAAAAATTTAGGCCAAGAGATAGTATTAAGTGGTATTTGATCCACCATCTCTATGAGCTTTGTGTACAGAGATTGTCCCAACCCCTTAATATTGGTTAAACCAAAATATATTTTATCATCCTGAATAATAAAGTCGCTATTTTTCATCAGTATGGACGGCCCAACAATATCTATATTCATATCCTTAGCATTGTTGATTAACTGTAACATTTCTTCTTGGGGGTCTATCTTATCTTTAGCGAACTTTAAATAAGACAAAAAGAATATCTTAGGAAAGTGTGTTTTAGCATGAGCCGATAGATAGCCGTTTATAGCATAGCTCACAGCATGAGATTTATTAAATGAATATCTCTGAGACTTTTCAATCCAACCAAATATTTGTTCTGCCTCATCTTTAGATACAGTCTTTTTGTTATCACAACCGTCTATAAACTTGGACTTGATCTTTGCCATCTCTTCTGGTCTTTTTTTACCGATAGCTTTTCTGAGCATATCTGCTTCTTGAAGATTAAATCCCGCTATATCTTTAGCTATTTCCATAGCTTGTTCTTGATATACCATTTCTCCATAGGTATTTTGTAAGATTGGCTCTAGGGCTTCATGAAAATAATCGACACTTTCTAGACCATTCTTTTTATCAATATAATGATTACTAACGGTTTTATCGTCTCTGACTGCCTCAAGGCAATTGTGTACAACTATTCCACCGGCAATAAAATTATTGTGAGGAGATGTCATAGATATATCATAGACATCTTTAATACCCACAGAAATTTTGTCAACTACTTTGCACCATTTACCATCTATAGTTTTTGGAAGTTTATATTTTAGTCTATATTTATTCACCTTTGCTATAGAAATAGCGCCTTCTGTAAATTCACGATGATGGTTAGGGCACATGTAACATAAATTATTTGGATCATTATTGGTAAATCTATTACCCGTAATATGATTCACATCCAAGGATCCGCCACTCCAATCGCAAAAAATACATTTTTGTTGATATGTCTTATAACATCTTTGTCTGAAGCTTTTTGTTCCCAATCCTATTTTTTTACCTTTTCTATTATTAACTAATATTCTGTCTCCAATATTAATATCTTTTAACTCTTTCCATCCTGTTAAGGTTAATAGCTGATGGTCTGCTGTGCATTCAAGCTTATAGTCTTTTTTGCCATCATCGCTTTTACGTCTTTCGTTACTTTGAATTATAACTTTAAAGCATTCTTTATCCCCACTATAAAATGCATTAATTACTTTATTGGAAATAAATTTACCAGAGGTTTCATCATACGACAGTATTCGTGGGAACTTTTGCGGATTATTTACGATATCTCTTATTTTAGCCTTTTGAAATCTGGTGTTGCCGTCTATATGTTTATATTTATTGATAAATATTTTTGTATCACCAGAAATACATCCCGGTCTCATGATACTAATCAAAGCCGCTAATTCTTCTATATTAGACGGTTTTAGTTTTTTAGACATAGACTGCCCCAGCCTACTCTCTAGCTGAAAACACCCCTTGGTATTACCCTCTGCTATGAGTTCCCAGGTTTTGGAACAATCAAACCTAATATCATCAACTCTATACTCAACACTCATTAGCCCTTTGAGTTTTTTAGTAGGGAAACTACAACCACAGATAAAATCAATTGCCATTTATAAAAGAATCTTTGAAAGAGATCTTTTCTCCTAGTTTTCTATGTAGCCTTAAAAAGCGAATCAGTATATTTGCACAATCCTTAACGTCTTTTAGTGCGTCGTGTGCCCCATCTTTAGAGATCCCTAGATATTCCCGAATGTTATCTAGTGTATAGCTTTTGAGATTAATATTCTCGAACCAATAAAAAACTAGATTCATAATATCTAACACATCTCTGGGGTAGAACATGGAAGAAGTTTGTTCAGACGAGTGTACCAACTTATATTTCAGGCTTAGTCTATTGACTATTCTTAGATCAAACCGATTTATATTGTATCCAGCCGCAATAGGAGCACTAAACAGGCTTTTCTTAGACCTATTACCGCAATGGTACTTTTCTAAGTACATAGCAAAAGCCCTCCAAGACATTTCTTGAGAGGGATATTGTTGCCACTGCTTATAGATATCATCTTGAGAACATCCTCTTACCTTGGCATGAAAAGCCAGGATATCTGTCTCATAATGGTATTTATCATCTTTCTCCATTACTTCTGGCTTACAGAAGACATTAAATTCTGACCCCGGAATTATTTCTAATTTTATAGGATCTATCATTAATGCGGCTATCTGAACAGGACTACATTGCTGTGGGTCAGATCCGTCTGTCTCAAAATCAAAGACACATATTTTTTTGGTTAGCATTTAAATATTATCCCTGATTCACTTTCTCTACCTCGTCCATAGGTTGTCTAACTTCTTGCCCACCGCTGTTGGCAGAGCAATTATACTTGACCTTACAACAATTTAGCTTTACTTCTTGTACCTTAACATACTGGTTATTATTATAGAGAAAGCTATCTCCTACCGCTAATTCATGAAATTTCATTTGAGACTCCTTGTTTTAAATACTCAGAAATAAACATCATCTTATCTAACATTGCAACACCCAAAATATCAAACTTAACGATTCCAATAGATTCTAAATCTTCCATCTCCATACCCGCAATTCTACTCTTTGTTTTTGTATCATAAACCATAGGACATAGGCTAGACAGTTCCGAATCCGCTATTACCACTCCTGCTGCGTGTTTGGACTGATGTACCTTTGTGCCCTCTAATCTAATAGCTTGTTCAAACCTTTTGGCAAGTGGCCCTTCTAACTGTTGGTTTTCTCCTATATAACACCATTCTTTTAGTCGTTCTCCTTGATTCTCTAAGGCCCATCTAATAATAGATGCTTCTCCTGTCTCGTCTTTCATATCTTGTAAATCGTCGGCAATTTTCGCTTCGTCTGGAATATTTTTAGTTATATTATTCATCTCTTCAAAAGACACGTTACCATACACCCTTAGCACATCTTTTATGGCCCCTCTACCCTTTATGGTATTAAATGTCACCATCTGACAGACTTGTGCAGAACCATACGTATCCTTGATATATTGAATAATATGCTCTCTTTTATCCACAGGAACATCCACATCAATATCAGGCATGGATACTCGATCAGCCGTATTTCTTCCAGAATTATAAAATCTATCAAACATCAGAGAATATTTAATTGGATCAATTCCGGTAATACCTATTAGATAGGATACTAAACAACCAGCAGCAGAGCCTCTGCCGGGCCCAGGCAACCAATTATTACCTCTAATGTGCTCAACAATGTCTTGTACTATTAAAAAATAGCTGGATAAGCCCGCCCCTTGTAAAATATCTAGTTCATACTTAATTCTATCAAGATAGACACCCTGATGCTCTTTGCTAATATTATCAGATATTTTAGCTTTCCAACCATCTCTACATAGTTGTCTTAGGTGTTCATCTGGCGTGGTATCGCACTTAAAAGGAGGCAATCTTGGCCTACTATGGATATCGTAGTCTTCACATAAAGATTCTACTAGGTTGGTATTATCTATCTCTTCTTCTGTATGTATCTCTCTCATTTCTTCCTGAGACAAGATATGAAAATTGTCTGAAGTAAAAAAGCACGATAGTGGCACATCTTCATTGTTGCTAATTTTACGACTGATTTCAGGCATTGTTGTTTTAAGATTATTACACAATAATATTCTTTGGTCTATGGCATCTTCTTTTTTTGCATAGTGGGCGTCTGGGGTACAAACCACCTTTGTTCGTGTGAGCTTACCAAGCTCTCTTACAGCGTCTGTGATTAATATTTGTGATGGATTATTGTTAGCATCCATAAGTTGTGCTTCCAAGAATAGATTTTCTGCACCAAACATATCTTTAAGAGTTCCTATTAATTGAACTCCCTTGTTTTTCCAATCTGGGTCCATCTGATCTCCTACCATAATCTTATCAGATAGTAGAGAACCCATGTGTCCACACATCCCGATCAAATCCCCGTCACAGAATGGTGCTAGGCTCTCTAAATTGAGTCTAGGCTTGTGATAAAAAAAGTCTGGCCTATTAGACTCAGAAACTAAACTGATCAGCTTATTCCAACCACGCAGGTTTTTAGCCAGTATCAAGAAGTGTGTTAAGGCTCTGTTTGTTTTATCCTGAATATCCGCAGCTTGATCACACAGATATATCTCGCACCCCAGAATGGGTTTGATGTTAGACTTTTTCATCTGGTTATAAAACTTAACAGCACCCGCTATTGTTCCATGATCTGTTATGGCACAAGCAGAAGCCCCTATTTCCAAGCATCTTTCCACCATTTGAGACGGCTTAGATAGTCCGTCCAATAAGGAGTACATAGAATGGCAATGTAAGGGCGTATAATTTTTCATGTTTTAGACACTTCCTGGAGCCTGATACTTGCCTATAGTATATCCCGGAACTGTATAGTTGTCAACTATGTTTGTTATCCCACTTATATCAATATCATGCTTAAGTTGTTCGCATTTGGTCATCATGGTGTCTACCTTACACACCTGATTATCTCTGTATTCTACAATGGGTAGTATTGCTGTATTCTCAAAGGTTGTTTTACCAAAATGGCACAATCTACTACATTTCCAAGATTTATTCAGCTTGGGTATCTCTGTATTCTTAATTATTTGAAATTTTTCTCTTAACATATCTTCTGTTTTAGATAAATCACTCTTATCATAACAGATAGTATAGGCTCCTCCGTCATTAATATAATTAATAGTCACCATAATATGTTCAACCTGTGGGTATAGTTGACTCACCGCATAATGATATATTCTGAGTTGTGGGTCATTTTGTAATTTAGCTAGTGTTTTTTCTTGACCCGTGGCCCAATCTAATCTTTTGCCTGTTTTCCAATCTATGATTTCTATTGTATTATCATTTACCTTAGTTATAAGATCTATGGTTCCTTTGATTGCCAAATATCCTTCTAAATTTTCTGTTTTGGTCTGATATTTATAGTATGCCCAAGGTTTTGGAATGACAATATCAAATCTTTGTTCTGGTTGAAGTATATCCCTATTTCTGGGGTCAAAATTACCATCATGGGCAACCAAGGCTTTCTGTACCCAAGCATGACAATCTTTCTTATCTTTTTCACTCCACTCATGATGCTTAAAAGCAGACGTATAATAATGGTATACCTTATCTATGATCATGGTTAAATCATAGTTTTTAATATCTATATCTCCTAATATATCGTCATTATATATTGGTAGCCCATCCTGATGGTATAATTTAATATAGGCTAAAATTTCTAAAGCCTTGTGGCAGATTGTTCCCTTGTCTGCTTTCTTATTAGATGTGGATTTCCACCCTAGTACGTACTCAAAAAAATATTGTTGTGGGCACATGCTGTGTGTGCCGTATGAACTACTTCTTAGGTATGTAATTATAATTATATTATTCCTTTATGTGTGGTATTATCTTATATTTATATAGAAAGTGCAGGATAGCTTTGTTCTTTTGTTCTATGGTCATGCTGGCATTCTCAATAATTAAATCAAAATTGGACCAATCATATACAGATCTATCTAAAGAGCTTTCACTAGTAGATGTGGAATTAAAAGGATCTAAATCTAATCTTATATTATATCCCCCATATTTATTAATAGCTTCTACCTCATTGGGAAATCTACAATCGGCAATAATGGCTAAGTCCACACCCTCTTGTTTAATTTTATGAATGGTAGCATCCACCCACACATTTGTTTTTAATGCCCTAAATAGTTTGGTACCAATAATCTCAATAGCGGTTCT